AAAAAAATCCGATGCAAGAGCATCGGATTTTTTTTAGTCTAAAACTTATTTTTTAGGCTTTTTAACGAGTTCTTGCTCTACAACCATATCTAACACATCTGCTTGGCTAGATTGATCTGCTGCTGGATTTTTCACTTCAAAACGTTTTACACGTAAGATTACGCGTTGGTTTGGATTGTGTTCAAAACCTTCGATTTGACCGTAATATAATGACCAATTTTTGTCAGCATAAGTTTTTACGCCTTTGTCATCATATTTAACTTCACGAACTTGCAAGCAAGTTTGTGGTGCAACACCCGTACAAGATTTAGTTTCTGGCGCTACTTCAAGGAAAACAGTTTTACCTTCAGATTGATATTTTGCTTCAGGTGTCATTTTACCTGTGAAAGTATATTTCTGGCCTTGAGCGTCAGTTACTGTCAATGTTGGTTGATCAACATTTGTTGTATTAAGTTCAAATGGAATCGCACGTTTTTGGAACAGGCTGCTAGAGAATTGTTCCTGTTTCATTAAAGCAGGTTCACAAGCCATCATAGTTGACATGACATCAGTCGTTACAATCGTATTGTTTTCAACTTTCCAAGTGGTGCCTTGGCGGTTACAACCCGTATCAATTGATAAACGGTCATTTGTAAAGTCAAGAACGATCGGCTTTTTAGTATTTTCAGGTTGGTATGACCATGAATAATCAGTTAAAGCTTGAGTATTAGTTGCTTTTTCGCCTTGGAAAATATGCTTTTGACCTGCTTTATCTGTCACGCTTAAGATTACCTGACCATTGTTATTACTAATTTCGATTGGCAATTTCGCTTCACTAAAGATGTTATTAGACAATTGTTCTTGTTTCATTAAATCGTCTTGGCAAGCCATCATTGTTGATGCAAGTGGAGAAGTTACAAGTTGGTTGCCTTCAACTTTCCAAGTACCGCCTTGGCCATTACAGCCAGTGTTAATTGCTAATTTACCGTCTGCATTAAAGTTAAGAATAAGTGGCTTAGACGCTTTTACATTTTGATAAGTCCAAGCATATTCACTTAAAGTAGTCGCAAGATTTTGTTGTTGCTCAGATACAATTGGAGCTTGAGTGTTTGAAACTGTTTGACACGCCATCAAAGAAAAAGGTAATAACGCAAGAATTAAATATTTAATTTTCATTTAAAAAACTTCAAGTAAAAAAAACAACAGCACTAAGCTTAAAACATTCTTAAAAAAAGAAAATGTAAACATTTGATTGTTTCGGTTTTTAAAATGTATAAGTTTGTAAATTATTCTATTTTTCAACAAAAATAGTGGTATACCCCGCAAAACGGGGTATTTTCCAAAAATTAATCAAAGCGGTATATATCCATACCTAGTGAGCCCATTGTGAAGCTACTATGAACAATCGTAAAACGATGTCCCGTACCCATAGCAAAAAACAAAGGTGCAAAATGCTCAAGTGAAGGATGATTACGTTTCACAAACGGCAGGGTTTGCCACTCCAGTACACCATCATAGTCTTGATGACTCAGCTTACTGACCACTGTATTTCTAAAAGTTGAAGCCCATTCAGGTACTTTCGAATTGTCACCTTGCCAAGACAGTTCAGCAAGATTATGAGTAATACTTCCAGAACCGATCAGTAAAATTTGTTTTTCACGTAAAGGTGCCAGCGTTTGGCCAATCCGATAAATTTCCTGTGCAGTTAAGCCCATAGGTAAAGAAATTTCAACGACAGGAATGTCTGCATCTGGATACATATGTAAAAGAGGCATCCATACGCCGTGGTCACGAGGACGAGTGCTATTGGCATGTGCGACAAAATGAGCATCTGCTAATAACTTCAAAATTTCTTCTGCAAGTTCGGGTTGACCGGGGGCACTATAGCGAATTTCATACAACTCTGGCGGGAAACCACGGAAGTCATGCCAAGTTTCTGGACGAGTCGAACTACTTACTTCGAGTGCCTTACTTTCCCAGTGAGCAGACATCACTATGATTGCCTTTGGAGTAGGCAGATTTACACTAAGACGGTGTAAGGCAGGACCCACTTGTTCTGGATCAAGTGCAAGCATGGGCGAACCATGTGAAATAAACAGTCCGGGAAGGGTTTGTAGTTCCATTTCATTACACCTGAGTTGAAAAGCAGAATAATAGTCATTATGCCAAAATCAGGACATGTTAAAAGTATCCTGATTTCAACGGATTGTTCTTAAAATGAAACGTTTGTTCTTTTTATGCACGGTGGTAAGGATGGTTATGATTAATACTCATCGCTCGGTAAAGTTGCTCGATTAATAAAATACGTACTAAAGGGTGCGGCATGGTAAGTTTTGAAAGTGACCAGTGCCAAGCAGCGGCTTTGCGTACTTGATCTGACAAGCCATCTGGGCCACCAATAGCGAGTGCCACATCATTACCTTCAAGCATCCATTGTTTCATGGTGTCTGCTAGTTTTTCTGTGCTGAGCTCGCGTCCGCCAACTTCTAAAGCAATAAGGGTCTCATTAGGTTTTAAGGCATTTAAAATACTTTCACCCTCGATTTGACAGTATTTTAAAATATCTGCTTCTGAATCATTTTTACCGCGTTTTGCCATTGGGAGTTCAATAACCTGAGTTTGAACAAAAGGCTGGATGCGTTTGAAATAATCTTCAAAACCAGTAAGTACCCAAGCAGGCATTTTTTGACCAATGGTCAGAATACGAATTTTCATGGTGTCTATTCAGTCAAAACAGCTGGCACATTATACCTGAGGAGAGGTTAACTGCGGGGGGGTAAGTGGGCATAAAAAACGCAGTCCAAAAAACGGTGTTGGACTGCGATCAAATGATCATCTGTCTGGAGTTCAGATGATCATAGAGAATAAAAACAAGGCTATCTGTGACATAAGATAGACAAGAGCAAATAATAGAATTAATTACTCTTACTTCTTATTATGAGGATGGTTGGATATTTTTCAATCAAATTGTGTAACAAAAAAAAGAGAGCCGAAGCCCTCTTTTTTTATATTTAAATTAGTGACGCGCTGCTTTTGAGCCTTCCACCGGTTTTACAATCGGTGTTTTAGGTAAAGGCTTTGGCATCGAAGTTAATGCTAAAGGTAAGATTTCATCAATGCTTTTCACAGCTTTGATTTCTAATCCTTCTTTCACATTGTCTGGAATTTCTGCCAAATCACGAACGTTATCTTGAGGAATAAAGACGAGCTTGATTCCACCACGATGTGCAGCAAGAAGTTTCTCTTTCAAGCCACCGATACGCATCGCACGACCACCTAGACTTGTTTCACCTGTCATTGCAATATCTGGTCGAATCGCAATTCCAGTAAATGCTGATACAAGTGCAGTTGTTAACGCTAAACCAGCAGATGGACCATCTTTTGGAGTTGCACCTTCAGGTAAGTGAACGTGCACATCAGTTTCTTCAAAGCGAGATGCTTCAATTCCAAGTTCATCGGCACGTGTGCGTACTACTGTCATTGCTGTGGTAATTGATTCTTTCATTACATCACCGAGTGAACCGGTTGTAATGAATTTACCTTTACCTTTAACAGCTGCAACTTCAATAGTAAGCAATTCACCACCTACAGAAGTCCATGCCAAGCCATTTACACGGCCTACTTGTGCTTCATCTTCGGCCATACCAAAGTCAAATTTATGTGGACCTAGGTATTCAGGAAGATTGGCAGAGGTAACGTCAAGCTGTAAGTTTTTAGATTTTTTACTTACCGCTTCTTTTACGACTTTACGTGCAATTTTAGAAACTTCACGTTCTAAATTACGTACGCCAGCTTCACGTGTATAGCGTTGAACAATGTCACGAATCGCTTCTTCATGAATAGTTAACTCTTTTGGACGTAGGCCATTGTTCTTAATTGCTTTAGGAACAAGGTAACGCTCAGCAATGTTAACTTTTTCATCTTCGGTATAACCCGGTAGACGAATAACTTCCATACGGTCCAACAAGGCTTCTGGAATATTCATGCTGTTTGCAGTACAGATGAACATCACTTCAGAAAGGTCAAGATCAAGATCTAAATAGTGATCGTTGAACTTACTGTTTTGTGATGGATCAAGCACTTCAAGCAAAGCAGAAGCAGGATCACCACGGTAGTCTTGTGCCATCTTGTCAATTTCGTCGAGTAAGAACAATGGGTTCTTCACACCAACTTTTGTTAAAGACTGCACGATTTTACCTGGCATCGCACCAATATAAGTACGACGGTGTCCACGAATTTCTGCTTCATCACGTACGCCACCAAGCGCCATGCGAACAAATTCACGACCTGTTGCTTTCGCTACTGATTCACCAAGTGAAGTTTTACCAACCCCTGGAGGTCCAACCAAGCAAAGGATAGGGCCTTTGAGTTTTTTCACACGTGATTGAACAGCTAGGTATTCAACAATACGATCTTTAACGTCATCAAGACCATAATGATCGGCATCAAGAATCTCTTGCGCTTTGTTCAGGTTAATACTGACTTTGCTCGCTTTGTTCCATGGCGTATCTAGAATCACTTCTAGATAGTTACGTACCACAGCAGCTTCACTAGATGCAGGCTGCATTGCTTTAAGTTTACGGAACTCAGCTTCGGCTTTTTTACGTACGTGTTCAGGTAAATCAGCTTCAGCAAGACGTTTCTCTATTTCAGCAACATCATCTTCAGCACCGCCATTCATGTCGGAAAGTTCACGTTGAATGACTTTCATTTTTTCATTTAGAAAGTATTCACGTTGGTTCTTTTCCATTTGGCGTTTTACGCTGTCATGTAAAGTTTGCTCAATTTGCTGTTCAGCAGATTGATTCATCAAGTAGTTCATCAACTCTTGCAAATGAGCTTCAAACTCATCGTACTCTAAAAATTTCTGCTTAATTTCAATATTTAGAGGCACACGAGTTGCTACGAAGAACATCAATTGCAATAAGTCTTCGATTTTGTTGGCAGCAGCAACCAGTTCACGTGCATTACGTAATTTTGCTTCTGCATATTGAGCAAATAAGTTACGTAACTCTTGTAAACGAGTTTCTTGCGTTGCCTTATCTACATTAATCGTCATTGGACTTAATTCATGTTCGGCAGTCAAATAACTATCTTCATCGATAATTTTTTTCAACTTAGAACGATGTAAGCCTTCAATAAGTACTTTAATGCAGTTTTCATCATTTTCATGATTAACTACTTGTACAATCTTAGCGACTGTACCGTACTGGTATAAATTGTCGTGATCAATTTCTTCTGTAAGCGAATCTTTTTGCGCAACTACAAATACTAAATTGTCACTGTTACGAGCCACATCAACTGCATTGATCGATTTTTCACGACCCACAAATAGCGCAATTTGCATGTGTGGATAAACCACCACATCACGTAAGGCTAATAGTGGTAATACACTTGGAACCTGAGGCTCTAAGTCAGTTTTTTCATTCATAATAAGTTCAGACATGGGCACTCCTAATGAGTGACAACGAGGTTGCCATGTTTTTTATAGTGATGTGTATTTTAAAAATTACAAGGGCATGACAATAGAAAATGTTGAAAAAAGGACTAATTTAGTCAACTTTTTTTTAAAAATGTTATGAATCAATAGATTAATTCTTAAGAAGAATAAAATTTTGTAGAGCGGCTACTCATTTTTACTTAATAATTCTTCTTCTCTTACTGGAGCAAGACTTGTTTGTAAGTAAAATTATTTGTTTAGTTTTAATTTTAAAATACATATTTTTATTAAGTATATTTAAATATTAATTATTTATATCATTTGTCTGATATTAGAATAATCACACTATAATTTATAATATACACCTGTATTTTTATAATATATTTTAAATAAAATTAGATATTATTTTTTAGAGCTAATATTCTATTTTGTTAAAGTAAAATTGATTTTTTAAAATATTTATATTTAATTAATTTGATAAAAAATAAACATTTATTTAGAGCTATTATTCTATTTTAAAATAAAGTTACTTATTATTAACAAAAACAACACACAATATTTATAATTTAAATTTTATTTAAGTAATTCAAAAACTTAAAATTAATTATAGAAATATATTTTGTGATTAAAATCACAAATTTTCTTATCTTTATTTTGGTTTTATATTTACCCTTTAAATTTATTCAATTAGGATGCCGCCTCTTTTTTTGGGGCCAAAAATTTTAAAAATGTATTTGTACATTTTTATTGGTCGTTGAGTTTGGTATTTGTCTGAGAAGTTTTATGAATAAAGTTTACAAGGTCATTTGGAATGCTTCGATTGGAGCATGGGTTGCAACCTCTGAAATTGCAAAAAGTAAAACAAAGACTAAATCAAAAACTTTAAATGTATCAGCGGCAGTTTTATCCGGTGTAATTTGTTTTGCTCCAAATGCTTTTGCTGGGACAAATACCGAAGGGGGAATAGGCCAAGGAACATCTATTTCTGGTACAACTTCATGTCGTGAAGGAAGCGCTAATACGGCTAATCAAAAAGATATTGCTATTGGCTGCGGATCACAAACTCAAGACCGAACTGGCTCTAACATCGCAAATCGTAATAATCCATATAATAATTCTACCGGTGCTTATGCTGGCGCAATGAAACAAGGCGGAGCAATCAGTGTTGGTACGGGGGCTGTGGTTGAGAAAGGCCTAGGAACAGCAATCGGTTCTTATGCGACGACTCAAGGTATTTCAGGTGTGGCAATTGGTACGGGTGCTTTATCTTCTGGAAATACTGCTCTTGCAGTTGGTCGTCAATCTGCAGCGACAGCCGACTTCTCACAAGCTATTGGCAATGTTGCTGCTGCGACGGGTAAAGGTTCTTTAGCCATAGGGCATTCAGCCACTGCAGAAGGTTACCGTTCAATTGCGATTGGCTCACCAGATATTGAAAATGCTGACCCTGTTGCTGGGCAGGCAGGTGCTGCTTATCAACCAAAAATGGCTACTAAAGCAACCGGTAAAGACTCGATTGCATTTGGTGGAGGTGCGGTTGCTACTGAAGAAAATGCTTTAGCAATTGGTGCATTTTCAGAGTCTAAAGGTAAAAAATCTGTTGCAATTGGTACCGGTGCAAAGGCACAAAAAGATAATGCAGTTGTTATTGGGGACCAAGCAGAAGCTAGTTTCGAAGGCGGCGTAGCAATTGGTAAAGGTGCCCGTTCTGAAGCGGAAAACAGTATTGCTTTAGGTAAAGATTCAAAAGCCAATCAAGCAACTGGTGAAAGTTTCTTGACTAAACAATCAGCACCAACAGGTGTTTTGTCAATCGGAGATATTGGAACGGAACGCCGTATTCAAAACGTAGCAGACGGTGCTGCAGATTCTGATGCTGCAACTGTGCGTCAGTTAAAAGCTGCTCGTACCCATTATGTCAGTATTAATGACAATGGTCAGCAAGGTGGTAACTTTGAAAATGATGGTGCGACTGGTCGTAATGCTATTGCTGTAGGGGTAAATGCTTCTGCTGCTGGCCGTGAGGCAATGGCGATTGGTGGTAGTGCACAGGCAATAGGTTCTGGTGCTATTGCAATGGGAAGTAGTAGCCAAACTGTAGGACGTGGGGATGTTGCTATAGGTCGTAATGCATCGACTCAAGGTGCCGAAGGGGTCAATAGTAACCAATCTGTTGCGATTGGTGATCAGACGAAAGCAATTGGGGACCAGTCAGTAGCAATTGGTGCCGACGTGATAGCAAAAGGAAATTCATCAGTTGCGATTGGTGGCGATGACGTTGATAAAATTGCACGTGATACGGAATTAAGTAATACCTATACGGAAATTACTGGTGGTACTTTACAGGCAGGTAAATATCCAACAACCGAAGCGAATCATGGTTCAACTGCTGTTGGGGTTCAAGCTGTAGGTACAGGAGCGTTTTCTTCTGCTTTTGGTATGACCTCTAAAGCAACTGGTGATGCTTCTTCTGCTTTTGGCGTCATGTCAAATGCTTCGGGTAAAGGCGCCGCTGCATTCGGTGCTGTTGCACAAGCAACAGGTGACGGCGCATCGGCAATGGGTATTAACTCATTGGCATCGGGTACAAATTCAACAGCAATTGGCTCTGGTAATAAACCGGGTGAAGGGGCAAAAGCGACTGGGAACAGTTCTGCAGCAATTGGTAGTGGTGCGCAGGCAACAGGTGATAACTCGGCCGCAATTGGTAAAGGGGCTGAGGCTACAAATGAAAATGCTGCTGCTGTAGGTGGTGGTGCAAAAGCAACTGGTAAAAATGCTGCAGCCATTGGTGGTGGTGCAATTGCTGACCAAGAAAATGCAGTTGCAGTTGGTCAAGGTGCACAGTCTTTGGTTGAAGGTGGTGTCGCTTTAGGTGCACGTAGTAAAGTAGAAGCTCAAAATAGTGTTGCTTTAGGTCAAGATGCTGTAGCAACTGAAGCGGCAGGAAGTTCTTTCCTGACCAATCGTGATGCTTCTAAATCTAATGGTGTTATTTCTGTCGGATCGGCTGGAAAAGAACGCCGTATTACCAATGTCGAAGATGGTTCTGCTGACTCAGATGCGGTAACAGTACGCCAGCTTAAAAATGTTGATGGACGTGTAAACCAAAACACGAGCGATATTAGTAAAAATGCTCAGAATATTACCAATCTAAATCAAAAGTTAGATGATACAAAAACTGACTTGGGTAACCAGATTACGGATACAAACACCAAGTTAAACAATACCAAAGATCAGTTAACAACTCAGATTAATGACACTAAAACTGAGTTAAACAACACGATTGGTAATACGAAAACTGAATTAAATACCAAAATTGACAACACCAAGACCGAGCTTGAAAACAAAGGCTTAAACTTTGCTGGTAATAGCGGTGCAGATGTACACCGTAAACTTGGTGACAAGCTTAATATTGTAGGTGGTGCAGCTGCGTCAACTCCGGCGGCTAAAACCAGCGGTGAGAACGTTATTACTCGCACAACTCAAGATGGTATTCAGATTGAACTGTTAAAAGACTCGAAGTTTGACAGTGTGACTACGGGCAACACCACATTAAATACGAATGGTTTGACGATTAAAGAAGGCCCAAGCATTACCAAACAGGGCATTAATGCTGGTAGCAAACAGATTACCAATGTGGCTGATGGTATCAATGCCAAAGATGCAGTAAATGTTGATCAGCTCACCAAAGTCAAAGAGAACTTAAATGGTAGAATCACTGACACGAATAATCAATTAAATGATGCGAAAAAAGATTTAGGTAATCAGATCGCGGATACCAACAAGAATCTGAATGATGCCAAGAAAGACCTTGGTAACCAGCTTACTGATACCAATACCAAGTTAAATACCACCAAAGATCAGCTAACAACTCAGATTAACGATACTAAAACTGAGTTAAACAACACGATTGGTAACACCAAGACTGAGCTTGAAAACAAAGGCTTGAACTTTGCTGGTAATAGCGGGACTGATGTACATCGTAAACTTGGTGAGAAGCTTAACATAATCGGTGGTGCAGCTGCGTCAACTCCGACGGCTAAGACCAGCGGTGAAAATGTTATTACCCGTACTACCAAAGATGGCATTCAGATTGAACTATTAAAAGACTCGAAGTTTGACAGTGTGATTACTGGCAACACCACCTTAAATACGAATGGTTTGACGATTAAAGAAGGCCCAAGCATTACCAAACAGGGCATTAATGCTGGTGGCAAACAGATTACCAATGTGGCTGATGGTATCAATGCAAAAGATGCAGTGAATAAGAGTCAGTTGGACAATCTTGCTGCCAAGCAAAATGCAACTGATGATGCTGCGGTAAAATACGATGATGCCAAGACCAAAGATAAAGTTACCTTAAAAGGTAAAGACGGTACGGTTTTAGATAATGTGAAAGCAGGCCACATTTCATCGACTTCAAAAGAAGCAGTAAATGGTAGCCAAATTCACAATATTTCAAACAGTATTAAAAACAGTATTGGTGGAAATACAGTTGTTAATCCGGATGGTAGTCTGACGACCAATAATATTGGTGGTACTGGCAAAAACAACATCAATGATGCGATTAGCGAAGTAAAAAATACAGCTACGAAAGCAAAGACTACTGTAACTGAAGGCGACAACATTGTTGTAAAAGAAACTGTTAATAAAGATGGTAGTACAAACTATGAAGTGTCGACTAAAAAAGATCTGACATTAAATAGTGTAACCACAGGTGACAGCGTACTTAATAATAATGGTTTAACCATTAAAGAAGGTGCAAGCATTACCAAAGAAGGCATTAATGCTGGTGGCAAACAGATTACCAATGTAGCTGATGGTATCAATGCCAAAGATGCCGTAAATGTTGATCAGCTCAGCAAAGTCAAAGAGAACTTAAATGGCAGAATTACTGACACGAATAATCAGTTAAATGATGCCAAGAAAGACCTTGGTGACCAGATTAATGATACCAACACCAAGTTAAATACCACCAAAGATCAGTTAACTACTCAGATTAACGATACTAAAACTGAGTTAAACAACACGATTGGTAACACCAAGACTGAGCTGAATAGCAAAATCGACAATACCAAGACCGAGCTTGAAAACAAAGGCTTGAACTTTGCTGGTAATAGCGGGACTGATATCCATCGTAAACTTGGTGAGAAGCTCAATATTATAGGTGGTGCAGCTGCTTCAACTCCGGCGGCTAAAACCAGCGGTGAAAATGTTATTACCCGTACTACCAAAGATGGTATTCAGATTGAACTGTTAAAAGACTCGAAGTTTGACAGTGTCACTACGGGCAACACCACCTTAAATACGAATGGTTTGACGATTAAAGAAGGCCCAAGCATTACTAAAGATGGCATTAATGCTGGTGGCAAACAGATTACCAATGTGGCTGATGGTATCAATGCCAAAGATGCAGTGAATAAGAGTCAGTTGGACAATCTTGCTGCCAAGCAAAATGCAACCGATGATGCTGCGGTGAAATACGATGATGCCAAGACCAAAGATAAAGTTACCTTAAAAGGTAAAGACGGTACGGTTTTAGATAATGTGAAAGCAGGCCACATTTCATCGACTTCAAAAGAAGCAGTAAATGGTAGCCAAATTCACAATATTTCAAACAGTATTAAAAACAGTATTGGTGGAAATACCGTTGTAAACCCGGATGGTAGTCTGACTACTAGCAATATTGGTGGTACTGGCAAAAACAACATCAATGATGCAATTAGTGAAGTAAAAAATACAGCTACGAAAGCGAAGACTACTGTAACTGAAGGCGACAACATTGTTGTAAAAGAAACTGTTAATAAAGATGGCAGTACTAACTATGAAGTGTCGACTAAAAAAGATCTGACATTAAATAGTGTAACCACAGGTGATACCGTACTCAATAATAATGGTTTAACCATTAAAGATGGCCCAAGCATCACTAAAGATGGCATTAATGCTGGTAGTAAGAAAATTACTGATGTGGCTAATGGTGTAATTGCACAAAATTCTAAAGATGCTGTAAATGGCGGTCAGGTTCACCATATCTCTAATAGTATCAAAACCAGTATTGGTGGAAATACCGTTGTAAACCCGGATGGTAGTCTGACGACCAATAACATTGGTGGAACAGGTAAAAATAACATCAATGACGCAATTAAGTCTGTAGATGAAAAAGTCACTAATGGTGTAAATGACTTGACTCAAAAAGGGCTAAATTTTGGTGCGAATGACCAGAAAACAACCCAAGGCAAAGCAGTTCACCGTAAGCTTGGTGACACTATCAATATTGTAGGTGGTGCGGACGCAAAAACTGCTGAAGATAAAACTAGTGGCGAGAACATCATTACCCGTACCACAGAAGATGGTGTCAAAATTGAGATGTTAAAAGATGTGAAGTTCGATAGCGTGAATGTCGGGGGCCATGTCTTAAATCAACAAGGTCTAATCATCAAGGGTGGGCCAAGCATCACAGTGAATGGTATTAATGCAGGTGGTAAACAAATTACCAATGTTGCAGACGGTATTAATGCAAAAGATGCGGTGAACAAAGGCCAATTAGACAAGCAAATTAACGAAGTTAAAGATCAAATTGGTAAAGATATTGGCAAGCTTTCTGATCATGCTGTGCAGTATGACAAAGATAAAAATGGCAATGTCGACAAGAACTCAGTCACTTTAGGTGGTGGAGAAAAAGGTACCAATCTGAAAAATGTAGCTGACGGTAAAATTGCTGAAGGCTCTAAAGATGCCGTGAATGGTGGTCAATTATGGAATGTTCAAAATCAAGTCGATAAGAACTCGAATGATATTAAGAATATTCAGAATAACATCGATAACATTTCTAATGGTAAAGCTGGGTTAGTTCAACAGCAAAAACCAAATGGTGAAATCACGGTCGGTAGAGATACTGGCGGTACTAGCATTAATATGGCTGGTAAAGAGGGTGATCGTGTTGTTCAAGGTGTTAAAGATGGTGAGATTAAAGCTGGTTCGAACCAAGCTGTAAATGGTGGTCAAATCCATAAAATTTCAGAAAGCATCAAAAACAGTATTGGTGGAAATACTACGATTGATCCTAAAGATGGCTCAATTACAACCAACAATATTGGTGGTACAGGTAAGAACAATATTAATGATGCGATTGGGACCTTAAACCAGTCGAACCAAGAATTGGGTAACAAAATTACCAATCTGGGTGATCAGTTACAACAAGTGTTCTATGACACCAATAAACGTATTGATGACGTTGAGAAAAAAGCTAATGCAGGTATTGCCGCTGCCATGGCCTTAGAAAATGCGCCGTTTGTAGCAGGTAAATATACCTATGCTGTTGGTGCTGCATATCATGGTGGTGAGAACGCAGTCGGTGTGACCTTACGCAAAACCTCTGACAATGGCCGTTGGTCAATTACAGGTGGTGTGGCAGCTGCTTCTCAAGGTGAGCCAAGCGTCCGCGTTGGTATTAGTGGTGTGATTAATTAAGAAACTGGTTGGGAGGGCAATGCTCTCCTTGCTCGACAGATTAAAGAGATTATAGAGATGAACAAAACAATCCAAAGCTTAGTCTTAGCAGCTTTTGCTGGTTTCGCAGTCACAACTTATGCAAATGAACAGGCTCAGCAACAGGAAATTCATTTTCCAGCGATTGAAAAGAGTTATTTGAAACAAGTAAAACGTTATGAATACCAAGATATTGCTCGTTTAGATACAGGACTAAATAAAGATCAAATTCGAGCTTTACTAGGCAATCCACAATTTAGTGAAGGGCTTTTTGCAGTAAAAGTTTGGAACTATGTGCTAGATATCCGTGTTCCCAACACACACCAGTACCAGCGTTGCCAGTTGCGTATTGATTTTGATAAGCACTATTTAGCAGAACGTTTATCTTGGAAGGGTGAAGCGTGTGAAGGTTTAGTTGTTTTGGGAGAAAATAATCAGGCACCAGCATATAGCACTGTAATTGCAGATCGTACAGCGAGTGTCCTATTTGCTTTTGATCGATTTGATGCGAGTGCGATTGAAGAAGGTACTAATAGCGTTGTGAAAATTGCTGAGCAAATTAAGAAAAGTCCAACAACAACCCCAATTATTGTTTCTGGATTCACAGACCCATTGGGTAAGTTTAGTTATAACCAAGAGTTATCATCTAAACGAGCGAATACGGTTGCCAAGTTACTGGTACGACAAGGTGTTGAACCAAGCCGTATACAAATACAGGCGAATAGCCAGACCGACTTATACAAGCAGTGTAGTGATAACAATAGTTCACAACTTATTGAATGTTTAGCGCCAAATAGACGTGTTAATATAAGTTGGTAAAACGGTCTGTCACGGCAAAGTAACCATCCTTAGGGTGGTTACTTTTTCGTTTTTTAAGGAGCTAAAAAAGTAAAAGGATATATTGGAGATTTTATAAATTTTATATAAAAATCATCTTTTAAAATAATAAAAGTGCTGTGGAGTCAATAAACCATCTAACGGTTGATCCCAACTTTGACGTTCTAAAGTGTGTTCAATAAATTGAAATTGATGTGCCAATCCTAAACGGTAGGGCTTATGTTTAGCACTAGCTAATGTACGATCATAATAACCACCACCCATACCAATACGTGTCCCGTAGTGATCGCAAGCTAAAAGTGGCATAAGTAGCAAATCAAGCTGTGATACATGTTTTCCACGAGTCGCCATAGGTTCTTTCATTCCCAATGGGTGATGAGAAAAACGACGACTTAAATATTGGTTTTTATTTATTTTTACCCATACTAAATGTTGGTTCATTGAACAAATCATGGGTAAATAAACTTGTTTGTTCTTTTTAAAACATAATTTGATAAGAAGATCGGTATGGATTTCACCAAAAGCATGCAGATATAAACCGATTTTTTTTGATGAATGAAAAATAGGAAGGTGATTTAGGTAATGTAAAACATTAAGCTGAGCCTGTTTTTGCTCAAATTGGTTTAAAGCTCGTCTTCTAAATCTTAAATTTTTTCTAATAAAACTTAATTCATTCATGGAGAAATTTAACAAAGATTTGCGGACAGTCGAGCAAAATTATACCTACTTTTCTATGGTTTCACCGAAATTTAAAAATTATTAAAAAGCAGTCTTCTAATGTATTAGACCAAGTAAAAATAGTTTTGTTGTTAGGAGAAGCTATCTACATATACTTTTTTCTTTTTTACGTATTTACAGTATTTATTTACATTTAATCAGGATAAGTATATTTAAAAATGAATATGAAAATGTGAAATCTATGAAGTTAAAATTTTTAACAATGATGTTATGTGTGGCATTGCTCAGCGCATGTACGAAACAGGCAGAATCTGAGGCACCTCAAATTGATTATAAAGCTCAATTTGAAGAGTCGGACCGAAAAATTGGTGAATTTTTAGATCAGTTAGATAATCCAAATACCCCTCAAGAAGTTAAAGTTAAAATTTTATGTCATGACTATCCTGATGTGTATAAAAAACAATACATGCCTGCACTGATAGAAGTTTCACCAAAACCGTACACTAAAGAAAAATTATTGTCAGATTTGAAAAGTGCAACTGACTACTATAAAGGGACTTTGGGGATAAAATGTAATGAATAATATTTGAATTAAATCACGATAAAAATTTAAAAGTGTGAATTGATTGGCATTATTTAGTTGTGCTAAATTTCTTCTGTTAATTACTTCAACTTTTCTCTGGATTTGAAATGCAGATCTTAAAATTTTTACAGAGTTTTAATACAGTCGGCACCTATTTAACACTTGCTTCCATCTTGCTTGTGGTCATGATCATTTATTTTTATGTAATTAATCCTGCATGAACATTTTGAAAGGAATAGGTCTTCTCATCTATTACTTTTTTTAGAACGGAAGATGAATAATAGGATAGGGATATGAAATTCAAAATATTATTATTAAGTTTTATTGCCACCGGTTGCTATGCTAATGAAAGTACAGCTGATCCGGATATTTGTAATATCGTAAAAAAGGTCGCTTATAACGTGATGGAAGCACGACAGCAAAAAGTACCAGCACAAGATTTACAACAAATTGCTGATGGGGTAGCAGATGAAAAAGCCAAGCAGCTTTATCAAGACTTAATTAGCTCAGCTTATGCTGCCAAAGTATTTAAGACAAGTTTCTTTAAACGCCAAGCAATTGAAGATTTTCAAACAGGGTGGTATGAGGAATGTTTACGTAGAAATGAATAATAATTAAAAAAAATAATGAGTATTTAATTTTTAAGAACAACTAATTAGTTAAGAGGATAAAAAATAGACTGACAGGTCTGTCTAGGTATTTTAATTTGAAAATAAAATTCGAATTTATAGGTATTTATTTAAAAATAAATGCTCCGAAGATGCCGCTGCATGTCGTTACCCTTGAACCCTAAAGTTCAGCGGGTCTTTCTCAATTTTAGCAATACATTGCAATATTAAGCAATACCTAACGATATTAAAAAATCAATATTTTTAGTAATTTATATTAAAACAATACAATGCAATATTACACAATCTTTAGCAATACAAAAATAGTCTATTAATGGTCTATTTCGGTAAATATGGTCTATTTTTCAGGTTTAAGTCTATTAAAGGTCTATTTTAATTGATTAAAAAAGCGGCACTTGGCCGCTTATGCAGTATGTGCCATTTTGTTTTGTTCAATATATGCCAAAACATCAGCCTTCACATAATTTACCTGACGTTTGTGCGGTTTCGAAAAGGGAATACCGCCGCCTTCACATCTTTTCTTTTGCAACCACGGTAAGGATACGTGCATAACAATAGCTACTGTTTCAGGTGGAAAAGTTTGATTATCAGCAGCTTCCCAAAATTCCTTCTTAGCAGCCTCTTTTTCTGCATGTGTCATACGATCTAATTTAGTTAAACGTGACATTTATTTCTCCTTACTTTCCGCTTTAGGATTTGCCCACCAAAGTACAGGGCCATCTTCTGAATCAAATGCTGCAATTAAAAAGAGTCCTTGTTCTGGCGGTTCTGGCTTCCAGTTGGGCCAAACTACTGCATCTTCCGGTATATTTGGTATTTCATCGTAATCTAATAGTTGAGTTTCAATTTCAACTCTAAGATTCTTCTGAAGTTGTGCCCACTGTTCTCTTGTATAGGCTTCTGCTCCTTCTTCAATAGTGTCAAACAATTCAATATCTGGATGAAACCAATTGAAAAGGTTTTCAGGTGGTTCTATTGGCTGGATCTGATATTTAAAACCCGTCTCACTAGATCCATAAAATAGTTTTGCTTCATCAAAGCTTTTGGTTACAAGAGGGGCAGAACCTTTCTTGTAGCAAATTACTATTTCATCAAATTTAAAAACACGTTCAGCTGTCTTCAAATCAAAGCATTGGTACATAGGTTCACTAAACCAACTTTCTACATAAAATAGATTTTTAATATGATCTTTGCGGGAACCGTGCCATTTCTGGACTTTAATAACATCATCGAAGATTTCTAAGAAAAAGTTGTTGCCTTCCTTTTCATGCATTTTTCTATAACGTTCAACAGCTCTCTCAGCTATCTCTTTAGAAGCTGCTGGTGTTTGTCTAAAAGGGCTGTAACCTTCAGGTCGCATTGCAACCGCCCATAAAGTTGATTCACTCATCCTTCAGCTCCCAATTCACTTTTAACTAATTTTTCAATAAACTCTGCTAATTCATTTGCACCTACTACAAATTCCTCTCCATCTAATTCCATTGCTTGTGTAGATTGAACAGCAATCCATGATTGAATTTCATTGATGGTTTGATCCGGCAGCCTCTGAGCTTTGCCAGCTTTCCAAGCCTTAAACATCTCGTGTTTTAGATATGATTTATTTGCATATTCTTCAGAGGTAGGATCTAAGGGCAATTCACCATGTCTTTTAAAAAAATAAGCATCAAAATCTTCAAGTTCTTGGTTTAGGTCAATCATTTACGCCACCATCTCTGCATATTCTTCTTTAGTCCACTCAACAAATTCTTTATAAAGTTGTTGTGCTGGTTTATTTAAACGGTTGTGATAGTCGATCGTTATGCGGCGCCAAGCTACTGGTACCGCATAATGCTTGGTTAGAAACATTGCTTGATCCATGCCTTGCCGGACTATTACGTAGCCCAGCAAGTGCAAGTAGTACATAAAACCAAGCATGTGTTTTTGGCTCACTTTCTTGTACTGATCCTTCATATTAGAAACCGTCTCCTAATAAATAATCAGGCTCAGCCTCTTGAAGTGGCGTAGATGTATGGTTCTCTAATTCAAAGCGGCGTTTCTTAACAAAGTCCATGAGTCGTGATTGAATCTGTGGATCTCGTGCGGACACATCTATTTCCAAAGCATCTAATGTTGTGAGGTCGGGCGCGTTTTGGATCTGGACCATTAGTGAAGGTGGTTCATTTGCTGGTGCCTTAGCTTTTTCAAGTTCTTCAAGTCGCTTGTGAGTGGCAAGAAGGAGAGGCTCCATTTGTTTGTCAGACCAAGTGCGGGTATAGCGATAAACTGCATTTACTTCTGCAGGTGTTTTTGATTCTTTTACACGCTGAAGAAGAGCATCTAATGCCTTCTGATATTCAGGATCTACTTTAGGCTCGTTAGTTTCTGGAACTAATAGATCCTCAGATGTGGTGACATTTGTTTGTTCGGTAATAACAATTGTTGGTTGAGTTTCTGCAGAAATAACTTCACTAGGCTTTTCTGCTTTTGATTTTTTGCCTCTCTGTTTTTTAGGTTCCTCACCTAGACGAATAACACTTAGATCATTGTTGATTTCAAAACCTAACGCTTTGGAAAGAGCTTTCAATTGAAGCTTTGCGTTTTCAGCATCACGTTGAACAAAACCGCTATTAATAGATTCAATGAGTGCAGTAGTTTTAAAATTTACTACATAGATTGCAGGTGAATATGTAGTCAGTACAAATACATCGCGACCCTCTTCATACTCATCAATAGTTAATGGCTTTGTGAATGTAATGCCAGCCAGCTCAATAGTTTCGATTTTGATGCAAAATTCAAAACCCGGTTTACAAAAAACAGAAGCAGGGAATTGATCTAAGTCAGAAAAGTCCAACATGTCTCCAATAGGACGACATAGAACAGTTTTACCTTTTTGAAGAGCTGCAAATGCTTCAGCTGCAGTTAGTAAATTAGTCATGAATAGCTCTCCTTTTAGTGATGTAACGACTGTTGTTGCTGAACTTGCTGAGGGTTGTTTTTAGGAGCCCAACCCATCTGATCGGCACGTGCTTGGCATGCTCTATTGATACCCGCCTCATAAGTAGTACCTTTAAACTTCCTAATCGCAGCATTTAAGATATTAGTGTCAGGTGCATCTTTAATTGCTTTCAGAGCATCTTGATATAGTTGGTCCTGAGTACGAGGTGGTTTCTGGTTGCCACCCTGAGCGGTTGTCTGATTATTCTGATTTGTATTTTGACCTGCTGGGGTTGAGGCATTTTGCTCAAGATATGCATAGTCATAGTTATATAGATATTTACTTCCATCAAAGTTACCGAGGTAAACATCAGCTGCCACACCAATAGCTTTAAACGCTACACCAAGAGCATCAGTAACGGCCTTTTTATAACCTTCATCAATTGCTACTAATTTGCCTTTTTGAACTTCAACAATTGCTGAACCACCGTTGCCGAAAAATTCCTCACCCCAAACACCATCAATCTTTGTTTTTACTGCTACTTCAGCAAAAGCCATAATGGTTCCATCTGGTGCAGTTTCGGACCATAAACGTACATGTCTATAAGTCCAGCCATGACCAACCGGACCAAAGGCCTGAGTCATAGCCATTAATCGCCATTGAGGGTTAATATCTGATTTACCTTTTAAATAACCAAACTCAATTTTTTTAAGAAAATTGGTAGGCGTTTGCTTAACTGCATTCCAGATATGTAAGTTGTCTTTTGAGTTTTCAGTTGTCATTTTTCTTATCCTCATCTTGAGCCTGTGAAACCGCGTTTTTGCTTATATGCTTTGCGGTCATAAGTAGGGATATTTGTTTCACGCAGTTTTATTGCGAGCTGCTTTCTGCGTTGGAAATCAATTTCTTGTGTGAGTTCATTCCAAACTTTTGGATAATCGGTTTTAAATTTGGCCACATCTAAAGGTGTCTTAACTTCACCCTTAACTTTGTAAAGAACTGAGCCATTAGCATTAGATGCGTACACTTGCCAGCCAATACGAACAGAGTAGAGGCCCTTATCATCACGGCCTAAAAATGACTTATAGCCGTCAGGGTGTTTTTTATAATTAGACATGTTTAGCCTCCTCACATTCACATGTGCCAACAAAGGCATAGGTGAGCGGGCTTGGGGCATCAACAGGTGAGACATCCTTAATATTTAAAGGAATAAGTTCTTTGCGATATTTAACTAAAACAACATCTCCTTCACGGCAATCGACAATTCCTTCTTTAGTCGAGAACCGAGCAGACTTAGATGTTTGGATCGTTTTGCAAAATGAGACAGTATCGCCCGCTTTAATTTCTGAGCGGTCAACAGGAATCATCTTCTTGCAAGTAGGGCAGTTGTAATCTTTCATTAGGCTGCCTCCAACCATTTATTACGGTCGATATAGCCAGCCAATAAAATATTTATGTTTTTATGGTCGTCATGATTGGTGAAATCATTCCAAGGTTTGCCGCTTAAGTCTGTTACTGACTCAATGGCCAAGTTGGTAATTTCAGCAGCTGTAAAATCTGAACCTGCTACACCGTAGCTATCTGCTACGCCGTCAAAATCAAAGCTTACGTTTAATTTAAAGCCGTCTATGCGTATAACGCCTTCACCGGATTTTTCACCTGTTTTCTTAACAGCTAGAAGTTCATATTCAGAAGCAACTACTTGCTCGCTTTCATATGAATAATTAGAAGGGACGCTTGAATTAGCAGTTCGATATTCACAAGAACCTAAGGCTACAAGTACAGCAATTGCTGTAACTCCAGTTACCTTATGCTTGTTTGAAACGGTTTTTACGTTCATAATTGATCTCGCAGTTTGCAAAAGCACATCGGAAGTTGAAAGGGTCGATGTGCTTTTTTGTTGTCTACGAGATAAATATCGCATTTCCGATATTTTTAGTCAATAGTTTCCCGATAATTTTATTGGTATTCCGATAATATTCTTTTTCAAAAAGAAAACTCACTTTAAAAGTGGGGCGAGTGAGTAAAATTATTTAATTGATATTTATGGTCTAGCACTTTTAATAGTTTGATGATGGATTATTTTCAACTTCATTATTTAAGTCATCAAGAGCATTATCCACCTCTGGAACGACATCACGCCAATTTTCATTTTCAAAGCGTTCAAATTGATTATTTACTTCCTCTAATTTAGCTTCTAACTCAGCAATATGCTCTTCTAATTCAGCAATTTTCTGATCTTTCTCATACACGATAGCATCATGTTCAGCTCGGCTAATAGTGTCTGAACAGCCAGTTAAAACTAAAACTGGCATTATTAAAATTAATTTAAAAATTTTCATCTTAACTCTTTCTTACTCTTCGTTTTCCACGGTATGTATATCTCAAAGAATCTATTACTTGACCAATAAAATAGCAATCTTCGTCAATTGGAATGATATTAGGATGAAAATTTGGGTTAATCGCCTTTAGATACCTTGTTCCATCAGATTCAATAACTAGTTTTTTGAAAGTAGCATCTTTGTCTTTTCGTACAACAATGATATCTCCAGATTGCATATCTGAATAATATACTGTTGGATCTACAACAATATAATCACCTTCAATAAAATCAGGTTCATTACTCACGCCACGTACTTTTAAATAAAAACATTTTTCGCAATCATCTGGGAGAGGGAACCATTCCGTAACTTGAGACATATCCACTGATTCAACATTAGTAAAATTACCTGCTTGTACCCAAGATAAAACGGGCGCCATACGAGCTTGAACTGGCACAACGTTGGTTGTAATAAGTTCCCCAACTACACCTTTTTTTAATTCTTCAGCTGTAACCCCAAGGGCATTCGCTAATTCAAGTATTGAACCTGTTGATTTAGCATTTCCTGTTTCAAGATCAGAAATTACAGATTGTTTTACACCAGATTTCTGAGCTAACTCTTTTTGAGTCATCTTTTTCGCTTTTCGTATTGCTTTTAAGTTTTCACCCAAAGTAGCCATATGTATTTCCTTAAATACTCATATCGGAATTCTGATATAAATTTGTATCGCTTTGGCTATTGTTAAAATATCGGAAAACCTATATATTTATCTAAAAATATAGGAGCTTCGCATGAATCAATGGCCAAACATGATTTCAGATTTGCGTGAAAAGGGCTTAACACAAACTCAGATTGGTACCGAAATCGGATGCTCACAGAATTACGTTAGTGATTTAGAGCGAGGGGTATGTGGTAAACGCTTATCGCATGAAATTGCAACCAAATTACAAAAGCTTTGGAAAAAGCATTGCAAAACTAAACAAGTGGCTTAGGTAACAAGATGAGCAAATTATCAGTTGATATATCTGCAAGTGCCAGAAATGACGTCTCTCGTATATTGCATGGCCTTGATATAAGCAATCAAAAAGAGATTGCTGAACATTTAAAGGTTGATCCAAGCACTATTACTCGGCTTAAAACGGATAAGAAAAACAATGGCTTGAATGAAATTGAAATGTTTTGCGAGCTATTGAGTTTGCTTGGATTAAAAGTCGTTCCTAAAGATTACCAGAGCATTGATAAAGAACGTGTTGCTGCACTTTTGGTTATGTCTAAAAGCTGGATGAACCGTATAGAAACGGTGGATGACTTATTTCATGACGAAATCAGTGGTCAAAAAGAAAAGCTTGGATATTAAAAAAGCCTGATCTCGGCAATCAGGCTTTTAGGCATTCAATTGAGGTGAATCAAATGAACACAAATAATCTATCAAATCAACAGCAAATAATCCAGAGCTGGTTTGAGCCGGCTCTTTATACGCTGAATCAATTGCTTGAAAAGAGAAAGGAAAACCTTCGCCGTATTAATCGAGATGAAAAGAATGCTGCAGTAAAGCGCGATGAATTTATGTGGGCACTTTCACAAGAGCACAGAATGCCGCTTTATCACGCCGGAGTGATTATTTCGAATCTCTATAGAGCTAAGAAAATTCGATATTTGGGTAGCTTTATTCAAATTATTGAAGAGGAGGAACAATGAGCCTAGACGCATCCATTTGGGCCTTCAAAGCTGAGGTTAAAACCTCAAGTCAAAGACTTGTTTTATTAGCATTGGCTGATAGAGCAGGAGAGTCTCACAAGTGCTACCCAAGCATTAAACGCATGGTCAAAGACACGCTTCTTAACCGCAAAACAATTATTAAAGTTTTAGATGAACTTGAAGCTGGTTCATTTATTAAATTTACAGGTGAAATCACAGGTAATGGCGTGAAGGTTTACCAGTTAATTGGTGTGATGGGCCGTGAAGAGGATAGTGAAACTAGTCCCAAAAATGGGACTAGTACCAATAACGGAACTAGTTCCAATTTCGGTACTGGTTCCAAAAACGGTACTAGTACCAATATTGGGACCGCAACCAGTCCCAAAAATGGTACCGAGACCAGTACCAATATTGGGACACAGAACCTATCAAGGAACCTATCAGATGAATCTAAAAATAAAAAAACATGGTTGAGTTTGAAAAAACTTCGTGAAGAAATTCTTTTGGCAACTGATCAGGAAACTTACGAGCAGATCAAAAACGCGACTTGGTTCGATCGAGAGTTACGAGCATTTGAACTCTACAACGCCGATAAGAATCTTTGTGATGAACTCATGCATTACCACTTTGCAGATTGGTTAATAAACGCTTGTGGAAAATACCAAGCTCGTGAATTGGCAGCTTTCCGAAATTCAGGGTCGCACGTTCGATGCTCGCCGAGCGCACCGCACCAGTTGAGCGATAAACAAGTTCATTCCTTCGCTCAAAAACTTTCACAACATCCCGAGTTCGCAGGCCAGTTTGCTGCTGCAGGGGAAAGCTACGATCAACTTGCAGCACGTATCGCCGTAAAACTCGCAGATCCTGCGCAACAACAAAAATGGATGCCTTACCTCATTCAAGTTGGTTTTCAACCTAAAGGCAAAGGAGAGGCGGCATGAGATATGGTTCAGTCTGTTCGGGAATTGAAGCTGCCACAGTTGCTTGGCATTCATTAGGGTGGGAACCTGCTTGGTTCTCTGAAATTGAGTTGGCTCCAAGCCTAATTTTGAAACATCACTATCCTGAAGTTACAAACTTAGGGGATATGACTGCTATCCGCGAAAAAATATTGAGTGAACTAGTAGAAGCACCAGATATTTTGGTTGGTGGAACGCCATGTCAAGCATTTTCCTTGGCAGGGCTTAGAAATTCATTAGCAGATGAACGAGGACAATTATCTTTAGAATTTGTGAGATTAGCGGATGCAATTGATTCAGCAAGATCTATTCGAGGACTTAAGCCAACCATTATCGTTTGGGAAAATGTACCAGGAGTACTCAACACAAAAGATAACGCTTTCGGCTGCTTTTTGGCTGCACTCTCAGGCGAAGAGTGTGAATTACAACCGACAGGGAAAAAATGGCCAAACGCTGGTTGTGTGTTTGGACCACAACGACAAATCTATTGGAGAGTCCTTGATGCTCAATATTTCGGACTCGCCCAACGACGTAAGCGTGTGTTTGTTGTCGCAAGTGCTCGAGCAGAATGTATCGGAGAAATACTTTTTGAGCACCAAAGCCTGTCTGGGAATCCTAAGGAGAGCCGAGGCAAGAGGGAAAATTTTACCAGACTATGTGAAGCTAACTCTTTCAGAACAAGCCAAACTATTAGCGGAAAAAATTACACTCCACCAATTTTAGCTTCTCATGGGCAAAAAAAATGGTTAGGAAATCAAGAAGCATTCTGCGGTGATTACTACATCAAGCATGCCATTGGAGTTGGAGGTCAAACTGTTAATGCTTCAATTTCCAATGAAGTTTTTCCAACTTTATTAGCTCGTCATGGCGATGCTTATGTAATTCATAGTTATGGCTTAAATGGAAACACTATAGGACATTTAGTAAATACAGGCTCAAGAGGAACAGGTTTAAACCCTGAAATCTCATACACTTTAGTTTCAACTAAAAAAAATGCAGTTGTTTACTGTGGCACAAAAAATGACGCTTTATTTGATATAGCACAGGAAATTGCTCCAACTGTTAGATCTGGTGGAAAAGGAGGTGGAGCAATTCATCAAGCACTTTTTAAATATATTCCACCAAATATTTTTTACTTAGCTCGATATTTAACTGAAGTTGAATGCGAGCGTCTTCAAGGCTTCCCTGATAATTACACCAATGTAAAAGGTGTAGCATCAGGTAATCGATATAAAGCTTTAGGAAACTCTATGGCCGTTTCAGTAATGAAATGGATAGGTCTTCGTATTCAAAAATTTATCAAGGAGACTATAGAAGAATGAGTTCAATGAGCCTTGCTAAATATCGTGAGTTATTTCCTGTGCAGAAAAATAAAAATCGCAGTTCTGCAAAGCAAACACGAGAGCCAAGTGTAGGGGAGGTTTTATTAGCAACGCACTTAAGGGCATGCAAGATTGGTTTTGAACAGGAATATAAGTTCCATCCGGCACGTAAATGGAGAGCAGATTTTTTAATAACGGGTACAAAGATTTTGATTGAAGTTGAAGGCGGGATCTGGAGCGGAGGCCGTCACACAAGAGGCAAGGGCTATATAGGGGATATGGAGAAATACAACTCCGCAGCAATGAAGGGTTTTACAGTTTTACGTTTCAGCACAGAGCAGGTGAAGTCAGGTTTGGCTATTAAACAAATTGAGCAATTGGTGGGTGAGAAATGAGTGCAGCTTTAAAAACACAACAAATGGACTGGTCAAAATATACTATTGATGGTTGGTTAGAGCAGTTTGGCGCTTGGTGTGAAACAGTTAGAATGAAGGGAGGTGATTTGCCAGATGGACTCCATATCAATCAAATTTACTGGTTGATGCGGGAAGTAGGCAAAGAAGTTCAAAAAAGTAAATCTTACATTCGATGTGAGATTAGTGACTTTGAGGCGGATAATATTCAAGCACTTTTAAGAAGTCTATTAAATACTGATAAAACAGATTTTACTACAAAGTTTGCATTAATCTGTCTAATCAAAAATAAGGTTGAAAATAAAGGATTGGGCAAAGTTGCCCAAGAAACAAACCAATCTAAAGCTCAAACTGCAATTATGGTTAGTTGTGCTAGATTTTATTTAGCTGGGCATGATAAAAGATTGAAAATTTAAAAATAAAATATGAGGTAGGCCAATTATCTTAAGTATCATTGATGTTATTTTAATTGAGAGTCTACCTCTTAGTATAAAAATTGTTATTCAACTAATTGAAAAATAGTAATTGTTTTTAGGCGATTATCTGCCTCTAGTTTTTCAAAATTTTCATTATTCAAAATTTGCTTTACATAATATGGTGGCTCATCTCGTAGTAAGGCATCAGAATTTACATAGTCATCATTGTATATCAAGCCACTATCAATAGCATGTTCTAGAACAATGTCAGGTAAGTCCATAGTTTTAGAAGAGCTAGAGCAAAAAATACAATGTAATGGGATAAAGGAATTCATGACATTCGATAAATGAATTATATTAGTTTTAACTTTTCTAGCATTTGAAATGCTTAAGAGCGAAATTCCATAATGACGAACAAAAGATGTATGTTTCCCACAGTTTTGTGGGGTTTTATATTTTTTTGGGTCCCAGTTAGTATACATACAATACACAGGGATCATTCCTTTTAATTTAGCATCCTTTTCAAGTAAGTCGATTTGTAATCCATACTGGTTTTTATGTTTAAAGCTCAAATATCTATCATTTAAAAGAGTAATGATTTTGGCTTGGACACGCATACCAATCCACTTTCCGCTTGGTCCTGTAAACCACCATTCCCAATCAGCTCCATTCAATGCTTCTTGATTACGACTAAAACTTTTTATTTTTAAATCTTTCCCAGCTGATTTTGTTAAATTGAAAATTAGGAAATCAGTAACAGACTCTTCTCCTAATTGTATATTTAATTTACGTGCATCTCTAAGGCTATTCCAAACCCAAGCAGAGTTTTTTATAAAAACTTCTTTCAGATTCATTATTAATTCCTAAGATATAAATGAAGGTACATTAAAATAATATTCTAAGGTTAATCATCATTATGAAGGTTCTTAGATTTGCTATGTATAATATTGATTGTATGAATTTTAGGCATTTGTTAGACAAACCTGAGATAAGTTATAAATGTAAATTTGACTGTCTAGACGCTATATGTCATATTTGTAGTACAGTGTTCGAAGTGTAAGTAAAGCACTAGTATTAAAGCTCATCATTTGGTGGGCTTTTTTAATTTGCTTTAGAAAGTTAATGTTATAATAAAAAAATAGATTACTTAGGTCTGTTGTTGTAGAGGAATGCATAAGTGGTTCAGTTCCACTTGTAGTGCTAGGATTAGTTGTCTTTTGCTTATCTTTTTTGTTGTCTTGTTTAACTAACTATTCAACTGTTTCATTAAGTTTGCTGGAGGTGCGTATGGTAAAAAAACATTCAATTATTGCTTTATCCATGTTTGCGAATGGTGTGGTAATTAATCTTTTTAGTACTCAGCTTGTAGCAATGCAGACCTAAGTGATTTTATTAAAAGCTCATCATTTGATGGGCTTTTTTTTTATTTATCAATTAAAATAATTATAAATTTAAAAGATCGAATTTTTAACATGTCAAGTGAATCTAAATTAAAAGAATTTCTACATATAGGTATTTTATTAATATTTTTTGTTGCTTTAAGCGGATTTTCATATAGGCTTTTATATTTAGACCAAATAAAAAGTCCAGAATTCGTAGTTTTAATAATCGCATCATTGTTTATTTGTTTGATTGGATACTTTCTAAAAGAAATACAAGAATTTTCTATAGGTGGTAATTTAGTTAAGCTTAAACAAGCAAAAGATGAGGTCGATGAGGCGATAGAGCAATTAAAAACATTTCGTATAGAAGCATTTAGGCTTTTCCTTTTGAAAGCCATAGATTTCCCAGGAGGGTGGGCGAGACCTGGACTAAAAGATGAGCGAGTAGAGTCATTTATTCAGCTCTATACTCAGATTGTGCATGCTAAATGCGATCAAGAATTGAAGGATGAAATTAAGAAAACTAATGAAAAATTATTAAAAGATCATCTTCGCGAACTTTTAACATTGGATACAGAACTTGAAAAAAAATTTATAAATAACGAAAAACCTGATCCGACTCAAATTCTTCTTGAAATAAATGGCGAGATGTTGACTAATTATGAGAAAAGGATGGGATGGACAAAAAGTTGTGTTGAACAAGAATTTAAAGAAAGTATGGATGAATATACAACCTTGTTTAATATAGATAAAAAGTACTTAAAGTAATAATGTCTTTACATTTTAACTGGTATAAAATCAGGATAAATAATAAGTTAGTGTTTTGATATGCTCAGCTCCTTTCATAATTTTATGGAAGCTTACAATGTATATCTGTATCGGCGGTGATTTAGACGGCGAAGTTATTAATAACCGTGAAGGTACAATCTTTGAAGCCAGTGAGATAGATCCTGGCAAGCAATCAACATATAACCGCCAAAGTTACATAGTGGGTGAAAATACAAACCGGTTTTGGCTTTGTGCTGAAATGCCTTATTCAGAAACAACTAAAATCGCTAACAAGTATCTCGGTGAAAAATACTCATATCTATCTTAAATATTAGTTCAAACAAATGAAGCTCACCAATCGGTGGGCTTTTTGTTTTGTGCTATAGTCCAGTCTGATTAAAACTGGTAAATAAAATGAATATCTGTGTTGGTGGTGAACTTGATGGGCAAAAGATAGAAAAAGAAGGTAGATTGCTTAAAGCTTCTGATTTAGACCCAAGTTTCACAACAGAATACTATAAACAGGTTTTTAACCGCGACAATACAGTGTTCCATTTCTGGTTGCCAATCGGTTCTAACTTACATGATATGTCTGAAAAAGTTTTAAGTATTTTAAGAGCACCTAAAAACTAGCTTTTTACTTACAACAAGTGTCAGAAAACGCTAGAGTTCTGTTGATTGTTAATGCTTTAAAAACTAAATAAGATATAAAAACTAAGCGTACCTTGCTTAGGATTTCAGGTTTTAGTGAGTTTCACTAGTCCACTCTTCTAGGAGAGTGGTTTTTTATAGATTTCAGGATTAAATTTGTAGTTGCGTATATATGAATATCCATATATGATTCATTTCAAATACTGCGCTGAAAGTTTTTGTTTTGTGACCCGTTTCTCTTTGGAAACGGGTTTTTTAATTTATAATTTGATTTCATTAGAATAAATTAAAAAGAAGTTTTATGGAACGGGGAATCCTTTTAGAAAAATCATTAAATATGATTTTGGAACTTAAAGAAGAGATCAGAAATAGTACAGTAATCGATTGTGGGCCACGATTAGATTTGGTTGAGCAATGTATTTATATTTCATTTGAACATGGAATTGGGGTTAACACCTTATTAACATTAGACATGCCAATTCAAGCAATGGTTTTATCTCGTGCTCAGTTCGAGTCTGCCGTAAGAGCCTATTGGTTATTGTTTTGCGCATCTAATTTTCAAATTTCAAAATTAAGTTTTGGCTATACTTTTGAAGAGCAGTTTGTCAAAGATACATGCCCATCCTTAAGTGAAATGTTAGAAATGCTTCATAAAGCTGATTTGCCAGCTAAACCTGTAATTAATATGTTTGTTGAGTTTAAAAAGTATCATCTCAACCAACTAAATTCATTTGTCCATACAGGTAAACATTCTTTTACTCGTGATGTAATGGGCTTCGATGTTAATCTAGTTCTGACTTTGATAAGACAATCTAATAATTTAATTACAGCATCTGCACAAATTATCTTGGCACATACAGTTCCAGATAAACAAAAATTCATCCATTTATTGATTAAAAAATATCGCGAATGCTTTTATTTGCAAGAAGATGTCGATTCAATTTTGAAATCAAAGTTGGAAAATTATTTTAATTAACTTTTAATTTGCCGGACGGATTACGGCGCAAAGAGCCCCGCTAAATACCGATTATTGGCGGAGCTTTTTGCTTTTACTCTTTCTTTTGAATCGACTAATGTTCAAAAAAGTGTGAATAAAAATTAAAATTAAAAAATTATTAATAATAATCATATAGTTATTTTTTGATATCAATAATAAAAACTAACAAAAATTACATGCTGGCTATCTTAACTAACTCAAATAAACAATTATTTCAGCATAATTAAATAAAAAAGAGTCTAAATGCTATGAATGAGAATGCAGAGCTAATAAAGTACATTGATGTGGCTGAAAACGTGTATGAACGTGTTTATAAGAACAATCAAGTCTCTAAAAACTTGATTGTTAATCTTAATCGCATTATGGCAGAGATAAAAAATCAAGCTGCGGAAAAAAAACTAAAACTGAAATATAGTTCAATCGACTTCGAATATTGTTTAAGTTTGCCCTTATCAGATCGAGATGTAAAAGTAGATTTAAGCCTTGTTCCGCATTTTGAAGATCGTGAGGAAAGTATTTTGTGGTTAACCAATTTTGTTGGGAAAATTTGTGAACCCAAAAAGATGAAAAGGCAGAAATTGAATTTTCGCTAATGCATTCAAAGATTTCCATATTATTTGCTTTAAGCCAATACCGTTTGCCAGGAATATTTCGGCTCATAAGGTCCGTCAGATATTAGATTTTGGCGGGCTTTTTCTTTTATTGTTAATTAAGAATGAAATACTTTATAAATTATTAAAAAATAATAAAAATTTGTATACCGAAGTAAGTTTACCTGTTATACATGATAATTATTATGGGGGATTCAAAATGACAATTATCACATTGAGAGATGTTGAGACAAATGAGCGGGTAATTGTGAGGTCTGTAATCGACCCTGTAGCAAGAAAAGATAAAAAGGGTAACATTCAAATTATTCAAATTCATAAGTGGTTATATGATGAATCTGATCATTTTGTTGATGAAGAGTTTTATGGGGCGCTTAATAGGGGAAAAGTTGGAATGTATGTAAGTTTGCAGTATGTGATTGTGAAAATTGAAAACTAGTTAGCTTTTTTTAATTTTTAGTTTAGCCTAACCAAGTTTAAGCTAAAAAGTAACAAGTTGTGATCTACAGAAGGTCCCGCTAAATATCGATTATTGGCGGGCTTTTTATTTGATATCTAATAAACAATTCTTTAAAGAAATAATACATAGGTTGCAAAAAAACCAAGTTAATAACCTTTTATCCATTTTGGATGGATATTAAAAATTTAGAAGAAAGGATGTGTTTACTAGGTGATCTATGTCGAATGTGGGAAATATACACCGTGAAAGTAAGAATTGTTCATTAGTCGCAAAGATAGTAATGATTTTGGGAGTAATTTGGGGGATTGCATTTATAGTTGCTTTTGGCCAAGTTGAAACCCGAAATGAATATCTTGAGATCATCAATGTTTGGTCAACAAAGATGATAGTTATAGGTTGTTTAATTATTCTGAATGGCTTTGGTTTAGGATATTTAATTCTCAAGATTAGTTGTATTTTAAGGAATCAAGAAATTCTATTAAATGAAAAGAAATAAAAGTATAGAAAAGATATTATTTTTATTGATTCAATTGACCTTTAATTTGCCGGGTAGATAGATTGCGGCACAACAAGCCCTGCTAAATACCTAATTTTGGCAGGGCATTTTTTTAAGAAGTAGGCTAATTAATTCTCATTTTTTGAGTATTTAGGCTGAATTTGATCCAAGCTATCCTCTGGGTTTTTTTCGCGTGTATGTGATACTTGAGTATTTTCAATATGGATAATTCGGTTATGTTCAACATCTTTTAAATGCTCAGGTGCCAATTCCGGATATGACTTGTAAAAATGCATTTTTATATTTAGAGCATGATCAAGTAGAAAAGCGGATTCAATACTATAGTATTGATCATTATCAAAAAATTCATAAGTTGACTCTAATAATTCTTTTATTGAGTCATCGAGATTTTTAAGTTTTTCATTTATTACATTTAAATCATTTGCTGATGGTTGTTTTTTCATTTCTTATCTCGCATTTAAAAAAGATTTTGTACTGGAATCTTTCAGTACAAAATCTTAAGGTCTAATGAATTATGGTAATACAAAAATACCCGAACTGCGGCATCTGTCAAAAGCAGCTTGGCACTTCCAAGTTTCCTTAAGTCCTTGGAAAGCACCTACGCCGTTTCGACAATTTTCATACTGTATGCGGCAGAACTCATAATCGCCAGCAGCTGGTTGAAGTATTTCTAAGAGACTTCTCGGTTGTTGTTTTTCCTCACTAGCAGATGTCCCTAGGGATAAAGTAGCGAGGGCTATTGTTACTAAAAATATTAATTTTTTCTTCATGTTAAATACTCTTTTAGTTGATTTTATAAATACCAAATGAATAGTTTTTACCATTTGGTAAATTTTTTATAATAGAAAATTATTAAGCATCAAAGAATATATATAAGTTTGTTGTAACATAATCTTTAAATGTAAATTTATAATATATGTATATGTGGAGTATCAAGATTGGAAGCTAAAGAATATTCCTGCTTAATAAATAAAAAACTATTTAAGAAAAAAACACGTAATAAACTTTTGCCAAAGCCTACACAGAAATATCTCGAGGCTGAGGCAACACTTAAGGAAGAGCTTGAGGATTTGGCGATTGGATTTGAACAGAAGTTTCAGCCGATCCATACCAAACACTGGCGCTTTGACTTTCATATAGTGAAATTGCGTTTGCTCATTGAAATTGAGGGTGGTCCCTGGTCTGGTGGGCGTGGTGGAAAGCTGTCAAATAAAGCATGGAGTCTTGATCGATATGATCATGCTGAAGAAATGGGTTACAAAATAGAGCGCTTTCATCCAGACTCTGTTTTGTCGGGATATGTCATTAACTGGATTAAAGACGAATTAGCGAGAATTGAAGATGGAGCAGATCAGACCATTTCCACCGACTGATTTTATTGATCAAGCAGATGAAGAAGAAGCAATTAGACTAACACCAGCACCGGACTTAAAAAAATGGGTGGTTGCTAATTACTTAACTATTGGTGGATCTCTTTATAATCCCGATCATGATCACATAGCTGAGCTGCTTCACGATAATGAAGAATTTTTAGCATTTGCTTGGGCCTCTTCTGCATATAAAAGCAAGCAAGCTATGGTGTTAGGCCAGTGCGAAAAAGTCATGTTCAATGTTGGTGGCTGGCGCAAAGCTAGACAAGAGCAACAGATGCGAGACTGGTTCGGCTTTGTTCCAACTTACTTAATCACTATTGATGCTACATTTTGCGACAAAGCAAATGATCGTGAGTTTTGTGCTTTGCTTGAGCATGAGCTTTACCATATAGGCGCAGAACGTGATGAAAACGGTGAGATGATCTTTAGTAGTTCAACAGGGTTACCAAAACATTATTTAGCTGGTCACGATGTCGAAGAGTTTATTGGTGTAACTAAACGGTGGGGAGCAAGTAAGAGCGTTAAACGTCTTGTTGAGGTTGCGAAGAATACGCCGTTTGTTTCAAATCTAGATATTTCAAAATGCTGCGGAAACTGCGTAATCAACTGAGCCGAATGGCTCTTTTTTTTGCCTATTTTGTTTTACGTAGTTTTACGAAGGGGCAATTATGGCAACACTTAAAGAGCCTATAAAAATCTTTATAGTTCAGTCTCTTGCTTGCTTTGATACCCCTCAGCAGGTTGCGGATGCTGTAAAACAAGAATTTGGAGTCAAAATTCCAAGGCAACAAGTAGCGGCCTATGATCCAACAAAGCCAGCAGGGAAAAACTTAAGTAAGAAACTTACTACTTTGTTTAATAAAACCAGAGCAGATTTTCAAAAGAATGTTTATGACATCCCTTTAGCTAATAAAGCTTACCGACTCAAAGAGCTTCAGAAGATCTATGAAGACTGGAAGAACAACAGGCTTATGAAGCAAGGGGTTATTAAACAGGTTCGTGAAGAAATGCAGGGTTATGACCTGATGTTATTAAATCTTGAGTTAAAACAGCTTGAGATTGAAAAGTTGAGAGAAGGTGGAGGTGATGAAGATCCAACACCAGTCAAGGTAACTATTCAAGTTGTGGATGCGAGTAAAAAAGATGCCGAACATCAAACCGACGCTGAATGTACCTCAGGCTAATTTTTTGCAGATGGAAAAGAAGTTCCGCGCATTTGTCGCTGGCTTTGGATCGGGAAAGACTTGGGTTGGCTGCTCCAGTTTATGCAACAAAGCTTGGGAATTCCCAAAAGTACCTTTGGGTTATTTTGCTCCAACTTACCCGCAGATTCGCGACATTTTCTTTCCAACTATTGAAGAGGTTGCTTCCGATTGGGGACTTAAAACTAAGGTTTATGAAACCAATAAAGAGGTTGATATCTATTATGGTCGGCAATATCGAACCACAATCATTTGCCGATCTATGGAGAAACCAGCAACAATTGTTGGTTTTAAAATTGGCCATGCCCTGATTGATGAGCTTGATGTCATGGCCAAGGTCAAGGCACAACAAGCTTGGCGTAAGATCATTGCACGTATGCGTTACAAGCAAGCTGGTTTGCTCAACGGTATTGATGTGGCCACAACTCCTGAAGGTTTTAAGTTTACATACGAGCAATTTGTTAAAGAGGCAAATAAATCCGAGGCTAAACGTAAGCTCTATGGAATGATTCAGGCTTCAACTTATGACAATGAAGCTAATCTTCCAGATGACTACATATCATCACTTTATGAGTCTTATCCGCCGCAACTGATTTCAGCTTATTTAAGAGGGCAGTTTGTCAATTTAACCAGCGGTGCTGTTTACCCGGACTTTGATCGAGTTCTAAACCACACGGATGAAGAAATTAAGAAAGGTGAGCCTTTACTCATTGGTATGGATTTTAACGTGCTTAAAATGGCTGCTGTGGTTTATGTCATTAGAGAGGGTAAACCAAGAGCTTTAGATGAACTAGTGGGCGTGAGAGATACACCGACCATGTGTCAATTGATTAATGAACGCTTTCCAGATCACGATATTACCGTGATTCCAGATGCTTCTGGTCAGGCAACATCATCAAAGAATTTCAGTGAATCTGATCATGTGATCTTAAAGAAAAATGGATTCAAAGTTGAAGTTAATGGGGTGAATCCCGGCATTAAAGATCGTATCACTGCTGTTAATGCTCAAATCCTAAATGCTGAGGGTGAACGGCACTTGAAAGTGAACACAAATAAGTGCCCTAACTTTACGGCTACTTTAGAACAGCAAGTCTATGATGATTTTGGAATGCCAGATAAAAGCGCTGGTTTGGACCACGTTGGTGATGCAGGTGGATATCCAATAGCCAAGAGATTCCCGATCATCATTCAGAAAGTATTTAAACGGCGCACAATCGCTGGTTTTTCCCCTTAAACAATGCACCTTTTCAGGTGCTTTTTTATTGGTGTTTTTATGGCAGTTACTGATAAACATCCGCAGTATATTGCTGCACAAAAAAGCTGGTTAATTATGCGGGATGCCGTAGCTGGCGAAGAGCAGATTAAACAGGCACAGACCAAATACCTTTCTAAATCAGCTGGGATGATCGAGGCAGAAAAGCAGGGCGATACAGCTGGAGCGATTTACAAAGCGTATCTAAGCCGTGCTCAATATCCTCTTTGGGTCCAAGATGCATTACGTACAATGATTGGGTTGGTTTCAAAGCTTGAACCTAACATCGTAATTGAAAGTTCTCTTTTAAAGGGATTAATAGAGAACGCCACAAATGACGGATTTGGGCTTAAACAGCTCTTTATTCGTATTTGTTCAGAGTTGCTAGAGTTTGGGCGCTGTGGATTGCTGGTCGACGTTGATGCTAACGGGGTGCCATATTTTGCGCTTTATGATGCTTTATCAATTATTAACTGGAAGGAAAACAGTATTGGTGGCCGTAAGGATCTCAAACTGTTAGTGCTCGAGGAGCAATTCGATAATAGCGAAGATGAATTTGGCCATGATACGAAAACGGTCCATCGTGTTCTATCAATGGTTGATGGATCCTTAGCAGTCCGATTGTTTGATGGTTCAAATGTGGAGGATAAAACTCCCGATCTCGGCGGTAATCAACTTTCCTTCACACCATTTGTTTTTTGCGGTGCCACTAGTAATTCCCCGGATGTAGGTACCGTACCGCTTTTGACAATGGCTAAAGCTGCTCTAAAGTATTACCAACTTAGTGCAGATTATTACCAGTCTCTTCACCATACAGCTCATCCGCAGCCTTGGATTAATGGTCTTGAAGGAGATGAAGATATTAGTGTCACTGGTGTTATGGCTGTCTGGAGTCTTCCGGGTGATTCACAGTGCGGTTATCTGGAAATATCTGGCAGTGGGATTGAACTCACTAAAAACGAAATGGATGCACAAAAAAATGCAGCATTAGAAGCTGGTGCCAAGGTGGTTGATACTAATACACAGGAATCAGGTGAGGCACGCCGTGCACGACAGGATGACCAGCAGGCAAGTCTTCACAGTATCGTAATGTGTGCAGCTGCAGCAATTGAACAGGCCATTAAGTATGCAGCGCAGTGGTTAAAGCTGGATTCAACAAAATATTCATTTACGGTTGAGCCTGAGTTTATTGTGCAGGTCACGGATATTAATCTTGCAAAACAGCTTTATGAAGGTGCCATTTCAGGGAAAAATTCTTTCCGCACATATTGGGAATACCTGATGACAGGTAAATTACCGGCTCATGATTTTCAGGAAGAGTTGAAGCGTGTTGAAAGTGAGCGAGATAGTTTGCCGCTTTAGGAGTAATAAATGGCCTCAGAAGATAAATCACTGCTCGAGGTATTAACTCAACATCAGGCGTATTTATATCGGGTATCTTCTCAATCTGTTAATGAGCTACTAAAAATCTTTAATGATGAGTCGGCATTAATGTTGGCAAGGCTTCGAGATTTACTCGATGAATTAAATGATTCCGAAAAGGTGGCTCTAGCAAGTGGGCAGTACACAACGTCAAATCTGAAAGAGATCCGAGATCTGATTGCTCAGTGGTTTACTGCAATAAATACTGCATTACCTGAAGCTTTTGCCATTTCTGCCACAGCGTTGGCAGTATATGAAGCTAATTACACGGCGAAGCTATATGGCGGCAAGATCAAAAAGCCAAATGGTGAAAAGCTATATGCAGCAGCTAAAAAAGTACCCTTAGTAGGTGGAGCATTAGTTGATGATCTTCTTTCCAAGATTGCTGAGACTGCACGCCAAAAAGTTGAATATGCAATTCGGGATGGCATTAACTCAGGTAAAACTAATCAGGAAATTGTTCAGCGTATTCGTGGTACCAAACGGCTTAATTATGAGGATGGGCTTTTAAGCGGCTCAAAGTCTGATATTGACCGTACGGTGAGAACAGTTCGCAGTCATGTTGCCAATCAAGCATATTTAGACACTTTCAATAAAATCGGTTTTGAGTATGTACGTTTTGTCAGTGTCTTAGATGGTAGAACAACGAAATTATGTGCTTCTTTGGACGGATCTGTTTGGGAAGTGAATGACCCAGCAAAGCGGGTACCGCCGTTGCATCCTAATTGTCGTAGTATCTTGGTACCGGTCGAGAAAGATGGTCAACTTGTGGGTGAGCGCCCATTTGTAATGGATGAACGGCGAGTTAAAGACATTCCAAAGGATGAGCGAAGCCAATTAATTGGGCAGTTAGATGCAAACACGACTTTCAAAGAGTTCTTTAACAAAACAGATGAATTTTTCCAGAAAGAATGGTTAGGACCAAAGCGTTACAAGCTATTCAAGGAGGGGAAATTTGATTTTGATAAGTTCTTTGATCCTGAAGGGCGTTTTTATACTCTTGACCAACTTCGAAAGCTAGATGAGTCAGACTTTTCAAAAAGTTTTGACTAAAGTTTTATGTGAAAGGTGTTGTAATTAAGATAATTCTATTAACCCAAAATTAAAACGAGGAGAAATTGATGAAATTTTGGGATTTGCTTATAAAAATTATTGAAATTATTACACCTACATATATGAGAAAAAAATTATCTGAACGGCATGAGAGATTAAAAAAGTTTTTTGAAGAGAAAGAAAGAATTAATTCGTCCAATTGGTCAGAGCGAGTAAAAGAAATTCAATTGAACTCGGCGGTAGAGGCATTAACTGGTACACGGATGACGAATAACCTTGAGTTTGATTACTTTGTGGAGTCTTTTGATCCAAGTCGATTTGAAAATGATTATTGGGCCTTTGCACGTTTTCGGACAGCATTTGATGTTATAAAAAATGAAAATGACCAAATAGTTAGTATAAAAATTAATTCTTTAGAAACTTATAAAATGATAGGGTTAAATATATTTGTTTTCATAATGTTTCTTTGTGTTCCAGCAACACTTTACTGGAAAAAAGGTGAACTTTATAAGGCCTATCATCAGGGGTTAGGTATTCCTGTAGAAGTTCTAAATACTATTTACATATTTCTTTGTTTTCTTTGCTTTATCACAATTATTAAACTTTTTTATGATTGGTCATTATGGAATAGTTTAAAAAAACAAATTAAGCAGAAATATAGTAAAGAAGGGAAGAAAAGTAATAAGGAAACCGAGAAGAGAGAGTAATAAATAATTCCGTTTAAGCTAGATCCAAAATTCATATGAACCACCTCTTTTGAGGTGGTTTTTTATTGCCTTGAGACAAGGCTTTACCTAAATCAAACGAGAGGTTTGAACATGTCATTGCCATTTATTGTTGATTCACTTGATGCAATCAAAGAAGAACACCGAGCTTTATATGTCGAGGAAAACGGGAAGTTTCGCCTTGATTTGGAAGGCTATGAAGATCCAAAAGGTTTGAAATCTGCACTTCAAAGCGAGCGTGAGGCTGCAAGAACTGCAAATCGACAACTTCAGGAACTTCAAAAACAATTTGAGGGTATTGATCCTGAAATTGTTAAGAAAGTCTTTGCTCAACTTGACCAAGATGAAGAGGCTAAATTAATCGCAGACGGCAAAGTTAATGAAGTGATTCAGAAGCGTACCGAGAAGATGCGCGAAGAACATGAAAAATTACTGAAAGCCGAAAAAGAACGTGCTGATAAAGCCGAAGCTTATGCTCAAAAGTTTAAGCAATCAGTGATTCAAAGCCAAATTGTTCAAGCTGCAATTGAACTTGAAGCACTGCCAGAAGCGACCCCTGATATCGCCTTTTTAGCTCAGACAAAGTTTGCATTAGATGAAAACGGCAAAGCTGTGGCAGTTGATGAAAACGGGGATGTGGTCATTGGTAAAGATGGTCAGACACCGATGACTCCAAAAGAATGGGTTGAATCTCTACGCGAGCAAAAACCGTATTACTGGCCTAAGCCTAATGGCATGGGCGCACCTGGTAGCAACAATTCAAAAGGTCAGCCAGACATTCTCAAAGCCGATGGAACGGTAAATATGACCAAATTAGCGCAATTACGAAATGAAAATCCGCAACTAGCTAAAGAGCTAGCGGCAAAACACGGTATTAAACTTTAAGGAGTAAAGCCTAATGGCTGAGACAAAAATTGCTGATGTAATCGTACCTGAGTTATTTACTCCGTACGTATTAAATAAGACTGCCGAGAGATCTGCATTATGGCAGTCAGGCATTGTTGGGGAGCTTGATGAAAAAGTCGCTTTTGGTACAAAAGGCGGTACTACTGTAAATATCCCATTCTGGAATGATTTAAGCGGTGAGTCAGAAGTACTTTCAGATTCAAAACCTTTATCTGTAAATAACATCACTTCAGGCAAGGACATTGCGATTCTTCATGCACGTGGTAAAGCATGGGGCGCTAATGATTTGGCTAAAGCATTATCTGGTGACGATCCACTTGGTGCGGTTGGTGATCTGGTCGCAGATTACTGGTCGCGTGAGTTTCAAGGTTTTACCGTAAATACCCTTAAAGGTGTGTTCGGTGCGGCCAGCATGGCAGGTAATACTCACGATATTTCTGCTGGAACTGGAGCTGCCGCTGTAATTGATGGCGTATCTTTTGTTGATGCTTCTTATAAGTTGGGTGATGCGGTTGACAAGTTAACGGCTATTGCCATGCATTCGGCAACCATGGCTGCATTAGCTAAACAAGGTTTGATCGAAACCGTACGTGATGCTGATGGTGTGGTTCTATACAAAACCTTTATGGACCGTCGTGTGATCGTTGATGATGGCATGCCGGTTGAAGGTGATGTCTTTACCTCATTCTTGTTTGGCCAAGGTGCGATTGGTTTCCAAGATATTGGCGCACCAGTTGGTGTAGAGACTGACCGTGACAGTTTAGCGGGTACTGACATTCTTATTAACCGCCGTCACTTTGTACTACATCCTCGTGGCATTAAATGGGCAGGTGATACAGGTATTGCACCTAATAATGCCGGTCTTGCTACAGCCGGTAACTGGGAACGTGTCTACGATCCTAAACAGATCCGTATTGTGGCATTCAAGCACAAGATCAAATAACAAAAAGGCGGGTAACACCGCCTTATTTTTTTGGAGATCCACTTATGGGACTTTCATCATTTAACCGTGCACGGGAAAGACAACAAATGACAGAAGCGAAAATTAATCAGCTTGAAGATCAGCTTGCAACTTTGAAAGGTGAATTCATTGCCTTCCAAAATGATCCTGAAGCGATGAAAGCACGTATTGCTGAACTTGAATCAGGTAATAATGGTCAAAAATCAGAAGATGGCCAAAAGCCCAGTGATACTCAACCACAACCAATTAACTATGCAGGTCTAAAAGTTGATGAGTTGCGTGCGGTCTTGACTGAAAAAGGCATTGCATTTGAAGCAGGCGCTAAAAAAGAAGAACTTTTAGCATTAATTCCAAAGGAATAATAAATGAGCTTTATCACTGAACAAGAAGCGATAGAACATGTTGAAGGCTTTGATGCTTTATCTGACAGTGATAAGGCTCAATACCTCCAAATGGCCGATGCATATCTGTTAGCACGTAATGTTAAGCCTTATGAAGACGTTACCCAAGTTCCTGAACCTCTAAAAACTGCCTCATATCAAATCATTAAGGGCATTATGAAAGGTGACCTATATCAAGGACAGGAACAGGCACTAAAACGTAAGAAAGTCAAAGCTGATACGGTAGAAACTGAAAAGGAATATCAGGACGGATCAGTAAAGCTTAGTGCGATTGAGCAATTCATTCTTGATTTGATTAAGCCTTACAGCAAACGAAAAGCTGTATTTTTTGTCAGGAAAATCTAATGGGCCTACGTGACGAAATTCAGGCAGATATTGCTGAAGCATTTAATGATGATTTAGCAGACGCCGTTCATACCTTTACATGTGAGCGGATCTCTAAAACGAATTGGGATCCTAAGACTGAAACGTATGTTGAAGTTAAAGAAAACTATTCCGGCCGTGGCGTTCTGTTTGGCTCATACAGCCAATATGAAATACAAACGCTAGGAGTATTAGCAACGGATAAGAAAGCGACAGTACTTCAAAATGAAGTAACTATGACTCCAAAAATTGACGATGAATGGCTAACAGCCTTAGGCTCATTTCGAGTTATCCATATTCAACAAGATCCAGCCAGTACAATCTGGAAATGTCAGCTTCGAAAAGTGTAGGAGCTAAAATGGTTAATCCTGATTATGTTCCTGAATGGTATATCTCGCCATTCCAACATGTGCAGTACACGCTTGCTCGAAATCAGCTACACATGGATTTGTTATTTGAAGACATGGATAAAGCCGATCAATTTTTGGATATGGGAGCAGATGCACAAGTTAGTACTTTTTCTGATGGTGCATATGCAATCGTCCAAATTGGTGATACGGCGGATAAAGATCAAATTCAAGTTTATGGATTGCTTTTACATGAGGCTGTTCATATATGGCAAATAGTAAAACGGCGAATGGGTGAGCGCGAGCCGAGTGTAGAGTTTGAAGCTTATTCAATTCAGGCAATCGCTCAAGACCTATTTGAAATGTTCGAAGCTAGTGAGGTAAATCATGGGATGGAAAGGGAAAAAGCCGACTAGTTTTAGTCTTGATGTGTCTAAAGCAGCAGAGGGCCATGTGAAGCATATGGTCATGGATACTGTGCAATCCTTGGTTAATCTAAGTCCTGTTGATACTGGTGCATACCGAGCGTCACATATTGTTTCGGTTGGATCTACTGATTTTGGTGTACGTGAGCCAGAAACAAATCCCATTCAGGATGCAGCTATTCAAGCTGTAAAGATTAAATTGGGCAATTTGGTCTATATACAGAACAACCAGCCTTATGCTGAGCGCTTAGAAAACGGTTGGTCTGATCAAGCGCCACAAGGTATTTATGGCCTCACGTTTAACTTTATTTCTCAAAAGTACGGTGGCTAAAATGGCAATGACTTTAGAGCAAACAAGGCAAGCTATCATAGAGCACATGCAAGCTTTCACCGGCATTGCTCAGGACAGAATCCAATATCCGAATGCACCAGAGTTTAAGGTACCAAAGGACGGTGTATGGTGCCGTTTGACTATTGCAGGCGGCCCGAGTTTTATTTCAGGTATTGCAGATAAACCTTGTACACGCCGTACCGGTATTATCTTGATTCAATGCTTTGCACGTCCCAATTCAGGAATAATGGAAATCACAAAACTGAGTGATGCATTACTTGCTCATTTTGAATATTACTCAATCGATCATCTAGAATTTTTACAAGGACAATCTAGTTATACTGAACAAAATAAAGATTTTGTTCAGTATAACTTAATAATTTCTTACGTTATTAATTAGCAGTTCTAAACTATTTTTATTTATATTATGTAAAAATGTAAATAATAGGTATTAATACTTTTCTTTATTTTTTTCATATTTTATTTTATTACCAAATATTATTTTTGATAAATGAGAAATATGCAAAATAAAAAGTTGATGTGGTTAATTGCCTTAATATTAATAATTGTTGGATTTATCTATTACTTCTACCCTAAAAATCAAGAAGATAAGATGGATTCTAAGCAAGATAGTTCGGAAATAAAAGATCAGTTAAATAAGAATAATTCTATACCTTCAAATGAAGTTAATCAAAAAGTTAAGTACGAGAAATTCAAGCCACAACTGAATTGGAAGGATAAAAAACTCACAATTAATGGTAAAGAAATTAATTATAGATTTGGAGAAGGCAACCCAGAAGAAGTAGCCTTAAAACCTGAAGATTACCAAGCTAAAGGTGATCATGATGGAATTCCGTATGTAACTCCAGAAACTGAAAAAAATCTTAATGATTTTTTATCTGACTCGGATTTACCGGATATTTTAGATAAATGTGAAAATTATAATCGTAATGAGATGGCTCGGCTTAACCCAAATATTCCAGCTGATCAATTACCTATTTTATTAACCTCAAGTGACTTTGATATTGAAAATTTGATGAAGGTTGATCCAAATACCGGCCGCAAAGAAATAGATTTATCAATTATTAATAGAATAAATGACTTCATGAATACATTAAGTAATCCAATGTCTGGAGATGAATTCGCTGTGAAATGTGCAGGGACTTCATATTTACAAAGTATTGATCGTATAAAACAAAAATTTACTACCTTGAATAAGTCATATACCAATACGGGAGGAGGCGTATTAGGTAAAGAGTGGACGCGTTAATTTAAAAAACTTAATTATTCCTTTGAGGATATTTCTATGAGAAAAAAGCTTCCTACAATAATAATGGCTGCTATTTTAAGCACATCTGTATTTGCTGATGCACCGCGTAAATCACCTTGGAATTATACGTCAGCTTCTAATTATGCTTATCAATGGGCCTTGTCTCGTAATACAAATTATATTAATTTTTCTAATGATTGTACTAATTTTGCTAGTCAAGCTTTAAGAGCAGGTGGGTGGAAAGATACAGTTTCTTTGCAATCGACACAGGCTTCAAGTTGGTACTATAAATCTGCTACAAGCTATGCTCAAACATGGTCAACTGCAAATGGTCTACGGTATCGTTTTACTAATGGATATGAGCTTGGAACAACTAAATTACCGAGAAGTCTTTTAGGGACCGTACCAGAGTATTTACATACAGATATTCGATTAGGAGATATTATTTTTGCTGATTGGAATGATGATGGAATTTATGACCATACTATGGTCGTTACTCAGGTAAACCTAACATCAACTTTGGTTAGTTATCATTCCAATGATAATAGAGACAAATCTATGTTAACTATCTCTCTGGAAAATCCAAATGCTCGTTTTGAGGTTTACCACATAACTTAATTTGCAGTAATTTAAAGAAGGGCGTATTTAACGCCCTTTTTATTGTTTTGTTATAGCCACCTCATCGGTGGTTTTTTTATGTCTATAGGAATCACTTATGAGCAATTTTGTTTTTAAGCGTGGTGACACATTCAACTTAAATTTGCAGCTCGTCGATATGGATGAAGCGCTGCAATATCCAGCCAATGATGTACGTCGAGCAATCGATTTAACGGGGTATACCTTTACTTCGCAAGTTAAAACACTGGATGGAACCGCCGTTGCAACTTTCACTTGTACAGCTTTAAACCAGAGTACACAAAAGGGATGGCTAAATGTTAAGTCTGGAGCAAGTACTGCAACGTGGCCATTGGGTTTATGTCAGATGGATATCAAGGCAGTTGTTGGTGGTGTTGTTCAACATACTGAAACTTTAGTATTCCAAGTGATTGATGGAGTAACGGCATAATGGCAAATCTTTTATTTAGATTTAGTTGGGACCACCGACCTTTTGTATATAACTCTTCTCAAGGTAAGCGGCAATTCATGCTGCCTTTTGCTTCGGGCATTCCAAACCTCACTCCAGACTGGACTCAGGTAATTGGGCTGGGTCCAGCAGCAACAAGAGATGTTGGTGTAGAAAGCGGTAATGTAGCAGCTTATGGTTCCTATGGTTTATCAAACTTAGGTTATGGTGGATCTCCAGCTTCAGAAACTGAAACTGATATTGATATTGGTTATAAAGCAGGGGGGCAAAAGACTCGTTTTAAGAATTCACCTTCCAGTATTTATACAAATCCCTATGTAGCAGGCTATGCGCCTTCTATCGTGGTTACTCGTGGAGGCTTAACTGGCACGGAGTTATTTTTACCGTATTACACCTCAACCCGTGCCAATAACATGGCAGTAATTGCATGGAGTTATAACCCCTCTACTGGAAATCTCAGTAAAACCGAGCAAATCGTTTATACAAGTAAGAACAATGTTGTTTATACAACTGATAACAGCGCGACCAGCGGCAAGTTGGTTACTGTTGAGACTTCTGGCGAACTTCGCTCCAAGGGGTTTACTGTTGATTCGAACGGGGTTTACAAGGCAGCTTCACCGATTGCAAGACTATATGCTGATTCACTTGAACTCAATGAAGATGCCTCAAAACAGCCGATTAACTTTGAAAAGTTAGGTACAGGTGACTACCTGATTAAAGGTTCTCTCGGATTTGCTAAAGAGGGCTGGTACATTGAAATGCCTAAAGATGCTAATGGTAATGTTCTTGTAGCTGTGTCTTATGAGCAGCATGATGATGGGGATATTGCAGTAAAAACCTACAAGAAAAAATTTGATATCGAAACAGCCTCAATTATTCCTGATTTCGATAATCCTGTGGATATTCCAGAAACTCGCTGGATTGATATTCGATTGCATGAAGAACTCGAACCAGAGCCTGAAGAACCGTTGAGTGAAACACCGTTGGAGTTCCAGCCTACTAACTTATCTCAGGCAGTAGCTGCAGCCTTGAATGGTGTGGAACCACCAGAGATCTCCGACACAGATGCAACACATTAAAAACCCGCAAATTTAGCGGGTTTTTTACGCCCATCTTTTATAACTGCCCGCTGATGAAGCGGGGTTTTTATGCCTAAATTTTGGAGAACTATAAATGAGTTCAGGTGCAAAAATTCGATTATATGCTTGTGAAGAAGCGGTGCTGGGAACAACTCCGGCAAATCCAGTGTGGTACACAGTTCGCCGTGTTACTGATAGTTTGACTGAAAATGTCACAACTGAAGATAGTAGTGAAGTAGTTGATTCACGTTTTCGACAAGGTGCTGTTGTAACGGAAGCCGAAGTAACTGGTCAACTAGAGTTTGAATTATCTCTAGGTACCTTTGACTTATTCTTAAATGTTCTAGCATTCAACAACTGGGCTGGTAATGCTTTAAGTTTTGGTGGTGGAGTCCGTAAGTCACTTACCTTAGTAAAAGTCTTTGAAGATATTGGTCAAGTCTTTATTTATCGCGGTATTCAAGTGAATACAGGTGAAATGACGATCCAGACCACAGGCAAAATCACCGGTAACTTTGGTCTTGTAGGTAACTCATTTACGCGACAGCAGGTTAATCCTGTTACCAATCCTATTCCAGCATCGACTCGCCCTCTGGTGAGTATGCCGAACGTTGAAAAGCTACTTATTAATGGTCAGTCAATTCAAGGTAAAGCTTGTCTGCAGACACTCACCATCAACTTTAGTAATAATCTGGAAGCGATCCGTTGTATCGGTTCGGGCAAGTACACGCCTGAGTTCTACTTAGAAAAAATGATGGATATTGGTGTAAATGCCAATTTCATGTTTTCAGCAACATCTGCTGCTTGGATAGATGCCATTAAAACCCGTGATGTATTTACATTGACCTTTGATATTACAGACAGCAAAGGCAGTAAGTACTCGTTTAACTTCCCGCAACTTGAAGTTAAGGAAGCAAATCACCCGGATGGTGGTGGCGATGACATCATTACAATAGATATCAATTTTGCCCAAGTGCGTACTAGTCCAACGATTGTACGTGCTCTTGTGTAATCAACTTAATCAATAACAAAGCCTATGGAATCCCATGGGCTTTTTTATTTCTAAAAATTAGAGGTTGCTATGGCTTTAAAAGTCGGAATTATTAAAAGCTCGGATGTTTCTAAGTGGTGTGAATATAAAGGAACTGATGGACAGGTATTGGCAGAGTTCAAAGTCCGGGGTGTCGCGTATAAACCCTTTCAGGTAGCAATAGAGCGAGCAGGTAACCAGATCTCCTCTAAGGGTTATGATGTAATGGTCAAAGATGAAAACGCTAAGCTCTACCATGAGCTGTTGATGGATGCCTGTGCTGCTCATTTAATTGAAGACTGGAAGGGCGTGGTATTTGCCGAAATCGTAGCCGGTAAAACAGTGGAGTCCGAAAAACCTTATACACCTGAGAATGCTTCGAAATTATTGAATATGGGTGATATCGGCATTCAAATCTGGTTGTTCATTAAAGAGCAGGCCCAGAAGATTCAAGAAGAAGCCGACAAGGACAAGGCTTTAATTCTGGGAAAGTCATTGAGCTCTACAAATACCAAAAAACGTATGCGTCGAAAACGCCGCACGAAATCGAACAAATCAAATTCTTAGGTGGTCGTATTCCGGATCCACCAGAATATTCGTATGCGGCTGAATCTATTCTTTCGGCATTTAGCACTATTTGCAGATCTAGGCGTTATGAGCAGGGCATCCCGTTATCATTAGACCAGCAGGCAATCAATGTATATGCTGAGCATAATGATTTGCCCGTGGCTGCTCATATTTTTAATGACTGTATTTTTGCTCTGGACAATCTATTTATTGAGGAATCACACAAAAAAATAAACTCAAAACAAAACAAAAAATAACTCTAGGGTTATTTACTATAAATAACTCTGGGGTTATAATTGCCTCAACAAGTTAATAAGGGAATGGTGTGAAAAGTCTGGATTTAATCAAAATGATTGAAGCAGACGGTTGGTACGAGGTTAGGGTTACAGGAAGTCATCATCACTTCAAGCACCCAACCAAAAAGGGGTTAGTAACAATCCCTCATCCTAAAAAGGATTTACCAAACGGAACTGTTAAAAGCATTTTGAAGCAAGCGGGTCTAAATTGACCCGTTGTTTCCCGACTTTAAATACCTTGCCCTTTGCAACTTACCATAACGCAGTGGGCGATATGTGTCATATGCCAAGGGCATGGAGTGTTGAGATGTTATATCCAATTGCAATTGAACGGGGATCAGATAACGAGGCATTTGGTGTCACAGTTCCTGATATACCTGGTTGTTTTAGTGCGGGTGATACACTTGAAGAAGCTATTGAGAATGTTAAAGAAGCTATTTCAGGTCATTTAGAAATTCTGGCTGAAGATGGTGAAGAAATTCCTGAAGCATCCGATTTAAGTACATATATCGATGATCCAGCCTATAAAGGAATGATTTGGGCTGTTACCGAGATCGATGTAAGTCGTTATCTCGGTAAACCAGAAAAAATAAATGTGACTTTACCCAGCAGATTAATCCGGAAAATTGATGATAATGTAGGTAAAGATAAAAGATTTAAAACCCGTTCAGCTTTTTTAGCAGCTGGTGCAGAGAAACTTTTACATGCATAGCTTGAATAATACGACCACCTTCGGGTGGTTTTTTTAACAATCACCAATCATATTTAAGTTATTCTAAATCATAGAAAAAAAGTCTAAATACCTATCAGATTGTAATTGACGAATATATTGGCAAGGAGTTTATTAAATAGAAGGATTAAAAACAGGAAAATAAAAGCAAAGTAAAAAATACCTTTCAAACAAGCTTTAAAAGTAATAGTTAAATACTTCCTGATGGACAGGAGAAAGGCGATGAAAGAAATTGGACATAAATTATTTTTTGTAGGCACATTACTGGTACTTTCAGGGTGTGTTTCAATGGAGTCTGTTAAAAATTACTCAACCTATTCTCGAACAACAATAGAATCCGTTAAACCAATCGCTAAAGATTTTCAAACTTCTTGCCTTCGTGCAAATAGTTATAAGCCATTGAAAGCTTACAGTAAGTGTAATTCTGAACAAGAGGCTTCTAAATCCATTTTAATTGTTGCCTCAGTCCTTGATGCTTATGGAGCCGCTTTAGGGGCATTGGCGTCAGATGAACTTGCAAGTTATAACACTCAAACTGATGACCTTAAAGGAGAATTAATAAAGCTTAAGGTAGCAGATGAACCTAAAATAAAAGCAGTTGGAAACTTATCATCGTTGATAGCAAATGCAGTTACAAAAACTTATCAACAAAAAGAAATAGTCAAATTCATTAAAGAAAGTGATGACTCGGTAATAAGCGTTAGCAACGCACTGGCGGATATTATTGAACAGAACTATGTTCAGGCAATTTCATATGAGATATCCGCTTGGGAAGATGCATATAAAAGAGTTGAAATAATTGAAAGAGACGCTAAGCCTTTAGAATGGGAGGCTTATTCAAAAACACAGTGGCAACAACGTTCTGATTTAGAAGCCAAGCAAGCGGCAGCAATATCTTTAGCAAAAAATATTCGAAATATTGGAGAAACACACCACAAGCTTAAAGAAGATGCTAATGAGCTTTCAAGTAAAGAAGTATACGCGATAGTCAGGAATTTCGTTGATACCTCTAAACCAGTTATTAAGGATGTCAAAGAAGCTTTTGCAGATAAATAATAGGAGATAATAAAATGAGCAATGAACTTTCACCAGATGAAGTCTATGAACTTTCTAAATCATTTCATGATCTATCCGTTACACTCGGAAACTTTAGATATGATAATTGGAATAATTTAACCCCTGTTCAGAGAAATGATCTTGAGGCTAAACAATGGACTCTATTTAATACCTCTAGTGATCTGAATGCACAATCGGTAATATTAAAAATAAAGCTTTTAGATTCAGATATTCAAATATTGAAAAATTGTACGGATTCAATGAAAGAATCTGCTGATAAGATAAATAGTGTAAAACAAGCCATTGCGATAGCTACAAAGGCAGTTGCATTTGGAGGTTCACTCTATATTGCAGCTTCTACAGGAAATATTACAGCTATGATTGATGCGGCACAAAATCTTTATGATGAGATAAATAAAGATTAAAAAATATATTAGTTTGTTGATAAGGTTAAAAAGGGATTTGATAAAGTCGATATTTTTAACTGTTACGAAAACCACCTTCGGGTGGTTTTTACTTATGTGACATTTAGTAACCAGTTTGTTAAAGTTAGTACACTTTATAACAAACGGTAAAAAACCATGAAACAAGTCATTTTAAGTCTTTTATTAGTTTTAAGCTCATTAAGTGTTGCGGAAGCAGGTAGAGGCAGACAACCGTGCTCTGGTAAGAAAGGTGGGGTAAGTCATTGCGATGGTAGTAAGTTTGTTTGTAATGATGGTTCCATCAGTGCTTCTAAAAAGATCTGCTCTAGATAGGTGATGTGATGGGATTGAATTTTAGAAAAAGTATAAAAATTGCTCCTGGAATCCGTGTCAATGTTAGTAAAAAAGGGCTATCAAGTGTTTCTTTGGGTGGGAAAGGTGCACGTGTAAATGTAAGTAAGAAGGGTACTCGCACAACAGTAGGTATTCCAGGTACTGGCTTATCTTATTCTAAGTTCTCTAGTCATACTAAGAAAACAACACCTAGAAGAGAACCTGATTTTAATAATCCAGATAATGTATGGGGTTACCCTAAATCTGAATGGATAATCAGTGGAGTTATTTTATTTATAGCTTTAATAATTTTTATTTGGATTATTAGCTAATTTTAAGGTGTTGATATTGGGTTCATTTTATATGAAAAAGATTATTTTATTTGGATTCTTAGCCTTAGGTCCATTTATGGTTGCTAATAGTGCAGATGTTACTGTCCAATATCCAGCTCTCTTAAAATTAAAACAACAAGAGCTAGGCCAGTTAATTTTTAAATTCATGCCAAACAAGGATGATCAAAATTTTTCTTGGAATTATCGGGCTAATGATCCTAATGTGATTTGGATTGATAAATCATATATCGAAACTAAATTGGATGATGGTACCTATTATTCGAGTAGAAAAGGTATTGCGAGAGTAAATGTTTTAGGCGTAAAGGGTAAATATCTAGATCATAAAGAATATGAAATTCCTTGGGCGATAATATTTGAAGGAACTGTTGGTAAGTTCGGAGTTGATACAATATCTTTTTACCCTGCTATGCCAGAAAGAGATGGGGATATATGTTTTGGAGAGGGTTTTAGAGATTGTGAATTCTCCCCATTTAAGTCTTTAACTAAAGCTGGAATAAGTTTTAAAAAAATATGTGAGAGACAATTGAGTGCGGGAAATTTTGAAAAGGCTTATATTCTCAGTGCTACCAAGAAAAAAAGTATATATGGAGTTTGGGGAGCAAGTAGTGGATCTGGCGGCTCAAGCAATACTTTTAAATTAATACAATTAGGTAACGAGAAAGAAATGTGTAAACACTTAATGGGTGGGTTGTGAATAGTATACACGGGTGTTTTTTAGATTAGTGAGCTGTTAAATTACACTCATTCATAGTAATAGGTAATTTAATGAAAAAAATACTTTTTTGTTTATTAATAGGTTGCACTAGCACAGCGATAGCAGATGACGGCTCTCAAAAGCTTAAATTCTGTGAATCTATTTCGAAATATGCAGAAATCATCATGCATAATAGACAACATGGTGAACAAGCTATTGCTCCTATTAATAGAATTGAGAAGAGCTTAAAAGATCATCAGATTAAAGGATTTTATATAGCTATTATAAAAGATGCTTATAAACAACCACTTTGGAATACTGAAGAAAAAAAGAAAGAAGCAGAAACTGAGTTTGCTAACGAGGCTTTAATGATTTGCCTTGATACATTTAAAGACTAAATTATTTTAAACAAAAAACCCCCCC